AATGCAATATAATAATTTTATAACCTTTATTAAACCCAGCCAGAAACAAAATAGGGGGCTCTAAGAATAGAATTACCCCCGTTGTACTAACCCTAAATTGTAGTTTCTTTATATTTATTATAATCAGGCATATAATTCCAGAATGGTGTTGGAAGTATAGTTCCCTCAGGAGTATTATCTTGTACATCTTTCATTGATCGTACTCCTGCTGCATAATACATTCCGGGATGACTAGTAAATACAATGAGATTTAACTGTATCTCATTTTCAGGGTAACTATTTATCCCCATTACCATGGCAGGAACTTCAGTAGTTCTTTCTCCCCCAGGAATCTCCCCGATCACACTATCCTCGTCAGGATAGAAGATAACTATTTCCCCAATATTAGGGATTCTTCTTGCGGCTTCCCTGTTTATATTCTGAGGATTAGGGAACCATTGGGCTTTAATATTATCCTCTATCTTTAATTTAAATGCCTCTTCCTGTTCCTTTGTTAGCTCAGTAGGTATTAGCTTATTCTTATCATATCCGATTACTTGGGTTGAAGTTAGATCACCCCCTGTTTTAGCTATATCAACCCCAAATGCAACACTCCTGTCCCCATTTGGAAAGGCTTTTGCCCAAGTAGAAAACTCAGGTGATGTTATTGCGATTTTATTGGCTAATTGGATAATTTGGTTGGCAACATGTTCCCTGAATATTGCACTCCGGGTGATTAAATCATCAATTTTATTGAGGGTTTCTGATGCAGTTTTACTTTGTATATTACGGAGCTGTCTAGTTAACGGCGTATCTGATGCTATTTGGCATTTTGTAGCGTTTTCTCCCATAAAATACTGAATGATTATTGGGAGCTTATTAAAAGCTGCTAGAAACTCACCAAAAGATACATAAAAAAATCCCCCAGCCCCGTTATCAAAGTTAATTGAGATTTTATCCTTTGCCCAATCTAAGGTATTTTCTCCGGGGAGCTCCGTTAATGTGAAATTCATTGTAACGTGAGGGTAATTAGTACTGTTTTCCATGTTTTAAGGTTTATTTTTTGTAATCAATTATTTTTATTTCCTTAATCTCATTCCAATCTTTCATTGCTTTGGCATGAGAAGCAATTGTACCATTAGCATGCTGATGTAAAACGTTCTCAGCGGCTTTAGTACGTGCAATCCAATAACGGTTTGCTTGCTTTAACTTACGAATTTCTGTATTCGCTTTGTGTAATTGAGTATGATTTGCAGACATATCAGTGAATTTAAAGGTTAAAAGAGCTCAAATAGACATAAGAGCCCGGCATATACCACGTTAGTTCATGTTTCTGGGACTGGAAAAATGTTGGGCATTACCCTTTGTGTTAATCTAAATCCCAAAATTCTTTGTAAAGCATGTAAATGATAAACCCATTCAGTAATTTCAGAGGGATGTTGCCTTGGTAGCTTAACAAACTCGTTATGAGCTATTGTTAAGTAATCCAATACCTCTTTTTCTTCATAAGTAAGGATTACTTCCGTGTATTTTACATTGTCTATACCCGCTGTTGGGGGGGATTTTGGAATACCCGGAGTAAATACTTGATGATGATCAGTTTCTGAGGCTATTTTTATCCAACTATTAGCACTACCTAGTCTAATAATTATGGGTTCTTTAGAGGACTCAGCAAATTTAATGAAATTATCTGCATTAAGTTGGCTTTCAAAATACCTCTTATATACATCTTTAGAAAGTTTATCCACTAATATTACAGGAATACCCTTTGAGGGCCAAGTTGGGGGATTAGCAAGGTCTATATAAACCCTTTCTACTAATACCTTAACACTTTTATTTTGTAACATATTCAATAGGTTTTAAACTACTGGATAAATAAAGAGGGTGTTTCGGTAATCCTCTTTTTGAGATATCAAAACAATGCAGTTTTAATCCTTTAAGCCTATCTAAAACTATTCTATCCTGTTCATATAAATCCCCCTTATCTCCCCACATGCAGATTATTTTAGCAGGACCATCTGGGTAAGCTACTAATTCAATAATATGCTTTAAATTTTCGGGACCCTGGCATTCTTTCCTAGAATGATTGAGTAATACAAAAGGATTACGGGACCTCAAAGCAAACAGATTTACTATAGTAAATCCACCATATCCCCATGTTTGGCAATATTTAGTTAATTTACGTATAGCTGCATCGTCTTTGTCTGCATCAGCTGTACTGGGGTTTAATCCAATAAATAATACCCTTTGTAAAGTATTATCCCAGACCCTTGTGAGAGTGTAGCGATATCTCTGGCAATCAGAGATAGTGGCTTTTTTGAGAATGTAATTCATATAGCTAACGTGTTTAGTGTTATAAAGTGCACCTTACCAAGAGTAGTAAGGAAGGCTTATTTCATATAACTTTTCTACTTCAAAATTAAATAGTATTCCCACTAAAAACCCCAGTAGTAGATACTACCGGGGAGAAATTTATGGATGTAAATTGTTAATGACCTTTTTTACGTTCCTGTTCCTTTTCAATTGCTTTGCCAAGCTTTTCCCACCAAAGCCTGAATTTATAATACTTCTCCAGTATTTTCAGATGGTTCCACTTTATTTGCCAAATCAACCTTTTTAGCATTTTGCTTTAGTTTTTTGTTACCAATTATTTTACAATTTTCTTCATGCCTTAACATATATTCCTCACAAGCTGCGACCATGGCATCTTTACCCCCAATAAGAAAAGCTTTAGTAAGAAAGTCTACGGGGTTTTCTATAAGGTATTCAGTGAGTAAATATCTCTTACGAGGTTTAATTTTCTTACCCTCGACTTCTTTATAGCCTTTTTCCAATAATTGGGAACCAAGTAAGCTGGTTTTTACGTTGGAAGTTCTAAGATTGCCATCGTCGTCGAGTATATAGAGGATGGGGAGCTTCTGGCAAAAGCTCTCAATTAATTCCTTATCTTCTTTAGAAAGTTTATCCATATCTTGGGTATTAAAAATAAAAATAGTACATTCTAGTAGGGGGCAATACCAAAGCCTCAATTAAATATGAAAATAAAACATGAATACACTGTATTGGGAGTAAGTGCCGGGATAGGAGTAAGTTTATACCCTTTTAGGAAGCATCTTGTGGGAAATTATGAAGGTAGAAGTATATTTCACAGCAAGGGAGATAAACAGTGGAGATTAAATTTTAAAGATATTCCCTTATACAGAACTATTCCAACACTTTTTAATGGTTGTAGACAACAGGTGGATGTTATAATATCCTCCCCAGATTGTGGCAGTGGATCAATCCTAAGATTGTCAAGAGCTAAAAAATTGGGGGATCATAAACAAAATGTCTCATTAGCGGCCTTCTTTGAAGCAATACATGTGTATTGGCCCAAATTATTTTATTTTGAAAACCTGGAAGGGTTATTTAAGAGTTACCCAGAAAGAGAGTTTAACCAAATACTTCGAAATTATAGGTTAGTTAAACATGTAGCGTCTGTATCTCACTGGGGAAATTCTCAGGTTAGTCGTAAACGTCTTATCATAATTGGTATTAGGAGGGATTTACCGCGTAAACTAAAAAGATGTTTTAAATTACCTGAAGTTCCAGAATTAAAACAGTGTTGGGAATTAATGAAGCACCTGGAGCAAAGGGAAAAACCCGATATTTGCCATGTTCGGGAGAAGATGGATATCCCTATCTCTATTCATGCTGGGAAAAAGTTAACCCCAAAACAAATTGCTTTAGAGTGGAATAGTAGTAGAAAAGACCAAAAAAGGTGGGAAACCCCAGAATACAAATTTTCAAGTGCCCCCGGAGTATACAGGAACCTTGCTGAGGATTATCCGGCAACTGCCCGTAAAGCAAATCGCCAATTTGATCATCATGGACTAATGTTAACTCCAAGGCAATTGGCACGAATACAGGGAGTTCCTGATAAATTTAAAATCCATTATGAACCAGACAAGTCCTTATATTGGATTAATAAGGGAAGAGCTGCAGTAACAAAAACTCCTCCTTACGAGATTTCTGTTTGGTTTAAACGCAAAATTGAAAAACACTACAAATTATGGAGTACGCAACCAGAAAATTAGTAAGGCCTTTACAGGCCAATCAGTATTATCCTACTAAGGTAGTAAAGAAAAGGATTATATTGCACCATACTGCGGGGGGTTCTGCTCAGAGCTCAGTAGATTGGTGGAATACTAATCCCGATCATGTGGCCACCGCTTTCATCATTGATAGAGATGGGCATGTCTATCAGAACTTTGATCCGCAGTATTGGTCGTATGCCCTGGGTTTAACGGGAGGAACCAATATTGAAAAGTCCTCAATCCAAATAGAATTAGCCTCTTGGGGCCCAGTTCAGTGGAAAGAGGGGGATAATGAATTCACTGCAATAGCCTCACCTAAAACAACTATCCCCTTCAACAATGTGGTTGCTTGCCCTTTTAGAGGATACAAGTTTTACGAAAGGTACACAGATGAACAAGTTGAATCATGCGTAGGTTTAATTGCCATGCTGGTACATGATTTCAAAATAGAACTACAGGAACATTTGGAAGGATTCTGGAACTTGGCTCCCAAACCCTTATCAGTGGGAAATGGGTTATATGCCCATACCACTTTTAGAAAGGATAAGGCAGATATATATCCTCAGCCTTCTTTGATACAGGCCATTTATAATAAGTTTGTAAAACTATAGGAACATGCCGACAGGCTGTTCCTATCCGCGTAGCGGATTTATATAAAAACAATTACTTTAAACGGAGTAAAAATTATTTAAGAAATATATATACTTACGTATATATTTCTATATATTACCCCATTAGGTATTTTTAGGTATTTCTTTCGCATGCGCGCACGTACGAGGACTATTTCACTAAAACACCCATAAACCTTACAAAATGCAATCACTAAAGGTAGTATTTTCCCACGTGATCTTTGGTTTGCTGGCAATAGGGGCTGTGCTCCTTTATATGAAGGCCTGCACTCATAAAACCATTAATCCTCCAAAAACTCATGTGGAGGCTGAAACCAGAGCAGTGCAAGACACCATCAAGAAGTATATTACCTTGATGGATACCTTGAGGAAAAAATATACAATTGAGGTCCCAGATACAGTAGTGATATACACTGAGAAATATGTTCCGGGAAAGGTAAAATATATTGAGGTAACTGATTCTGCAGGATATGTTTCCATTATAGATAGCTTAACTAAGGAAATTATTTCAATGGGAAAGGTAAAGGATTATCTTAATGCCTCAACCTATAATCTAGTATCGGCAAAATTTTCTAAAGATAACTCATCCTTTGATCTATTGAACATTAACGGGGAGATAAAAACTCTCAAATACAGGGTTGACTACCTTAACTATAACTACTTCTACGATGGTGAGGGATTAAGATCAGAGAAAAAATACACAGGGTTTTTACCCAAAGCTAAACTCCAATATCCCAAAGCCTTTTACACCACCTCTAATCTATCTGCAAGTTACGACCCATTTAACAAAATCATAAGTACACACCTGGACTATTCTGTTTATTATGGCCGATTGGGGTTATTTAACAGAGTAGGAATAGAATCCGCTACACAGGGCTCCTCTGCAAAAGCAAAATATGATGTGGGTTTAACTTTTAGGCTAAAATGAGTAAGAAGGCAAAAATAGACACAAAGATACTGAATGATAAGGAATTTAAAGAATTAGTTGAATGCCGAAGGAATCCTATATTCTTTTCTCAATTTATTAAGGTAATTCACCCAATTTTGGGTAAGGTACCCTTTATTTTGTATCCCTATCAGGTATCTACTCTCCTGCAATTTTTAAACAATAGGTTTAATATAGTTCTTAAATTCCGGCAAGCGGGTCTTACAGAACTCATTGCGATGTATTGCTTATGGATGACGATGTACCACTCTCACAAAAACGTGGTAATTATTTCCATTAAGGATAGAGTTGCAAAGAAAGTTCTCAGGAAGATCAAGTTCATGTATAAGAATTTACCTGATCATCTAAAGATACCCGTCGTCAATGGAAGGGGAAATGATATAGGTACTGCTTCTGAATTGGAATTTTCTAATGGTTCTATAATTTCATCTATTCCCACCACGGAGGAAGCTGGTCGTTCTGAGGCTGTATCCCTTCTCGTAATTGATGAAGCAGCCATTGTAAGATGGGCAGAAAAAATTTGGTCTGCTGCATTTCCTACCCTCTCCACTGGAGGACGAGCAATACTAAATTCTACTGCTTATGGGGTTGGTAACTTATTTCATAGGCAATTTGTTAATGCTCTTTCCGGGGGTAGCGTATTTAATGCAATTAGACTTCACTGGCAAATGCACCCCGAAAGGGATATAAATTGGTATAATCAACAGAAAGACATTCTTGGTCCCCGTAAAACCGCCCAGGAAATTGATGGAGACTTTTTAACCTCAGGTAATACAGTATTTGACTTAGCAGATATCCGAGATATAGAGGATGCTTTAGAAGATTATCCACCCATAGAAATAAAGGAAAATGGATTACTAAGAGTGTTTGAAGAACCAAAAAGGGGAGTACCTTATTTCTTGGGAGCAGATATTGCAACTGGTAGAGCACGAGATTATACCACATTATCTATAATGGATAGAGCAGGCGACGAGAAGCTTTGCTTTAAGGGAAAAATAGGAATTGACAAAGCCCGTAGATTAATTGCGGGATGGGGCAAAAAGTTTAATTACGCTATAGTTGCTCCAGAAAGTAATGACATTGGTTTAGGGGTTGCTACTGGATTACAGGAACAGGGTTATGCAAATCTTTACTATACTGAGGCATTGCTCCGTAAAAAAGGAGAAGGAAAACCTGAGAAACAAAAAATACCCGGTTGGTATACAACTAAAAAGAACAGACCCATAATTATTGCAGGATTGGAGGAAGATATCCGCAATGATGATGTAATAATAAAAGATCCTGCTTTTTGCGTAGAAGCTCAAACCTTTATTTATAACGAGCAGAATAGACCAGTAGCAATGGGTAAAGATAAAACTGGAGCTGGCTCAGATGATTTAGATGATGATACCGTTTACACGGATGACGCTATCATGGGCAAAGCAATAGTAAATCATATCCGTAAAGGTAAAATTTATAATTCAACAGTATTACCAAAATAATATGGCATCATTTTTCCGAAAACTTTTAGGTATACCAGACAGGGAATTTTTTGAAGAGATTATTATGCGGGTTAATTCCCCAAAGAAAGAGGAAGTTGCTCCTGCCACTGGGGGCACTGCCGCTTTACCAGGTGGAAGGCAGAGTGAGCCAGTTAGTGACAGTAATAATTTTTATAATACTTTCCAATATCCAGAGGGTTATAGGATAGTTCAACCAGATTTTTTAACAGAGGTAATTCCTGTCATAAGGAGGTTATGTTATAGTAACCCTGACATGGCGCAAGCTCTCCATAATATAGTGACTTTAGGTAATACCGGTCACAAGGTGTTTTTTGATCGTAATGTAGATGATGAGCAGGCGGATGAGATGCGTAACCACTTAACTAACAAACATACCGAATGGGCCCCGGGTCAAGCGGGTTCAAATGGTTTAGTAAATAAAATGCTCGCTCAATTAATGATTGGGGGAGCATCTTCTGCTGAATGGGTGCCCGATAATAAACTATCAACCATTAAAACTGTGTTGATGGTAAATCCAGAACAAATACGATTCCGATTAAATAAAGATAAAACTACCTATGAACCCTACCAAAGAGTAACCAATACTGTAGTACCTGGTGCTTTAGTTGATGGGAACCTTAAAAAATTAAATACAAAAACCTATCAGTATTATGCTCTTAATGGGGATACAGAATTACCCTATGGTATTCCCCCTTATATGCCGTCATTGGGTCCAGTAAAAACCCAGAAGTGCATGAATGATAATATTGAGTTCACTATTAATCAGATGGGCCTATTAGGTTTTCTGGAAGTACTCATTGAGAAACCCGCTAATACCACTAATAAAGGGCAAAAGAATTACGATATATACCTTGAAGAATTGCTTAACCAAGCTAAATCCAGAATACAGGAAGGTTATAAGGATGGTGCAGTAGTAGGCTTTAAGGATGATCACGAATTTACCTTCCATTCTGTAGCTAAGGATTATGAGAAAGCTATAGAGCTTTATAAAAACAATGAACTACAGTTTGCAACTGCCCTAAAACAGGATGCTTCTCTTTGGGGGAGAAACTATAATACCAGTGAAACTAATATCACTGTAGTCTTTATGAAGATGCTTAGTGAGCTTCGTAATATGCAGAATATCATAAAGACTCAACTAATCTTCGGATATACACTAGAACTTCGTTTAGCGGGTTATAATTTCCAATACCTTACTGTTGAATTTAATCCAAGTACAATACAGGATGAATTAAAGATTCAACAGGGTAAAGAAATAAAAATAAGAAACCTTATTCAATTGTATCTCATGGGTACAATATCAGAAAAACAATTTGCTGATGAATTGGGATACGAAGCACCAGATCAACCCACACCCAGGGTACCTATCGAATTATTGGCTGGCGCCGGCAATCCAGCAGATAAAGCTGAATCTGATAAGGACCGGGAAGATCAGAAAAATAAGAGCGATAAAAAAGTAAGAGATAAAAACAAACCAGTACCAAAAAATAAATAATTATGTTCACGGACACTATTAAACTGGGATTTGGTCATAACTTAGTGTTAGGTAATACTCCCAAGTTAGTGGGTTCAACTGGTATAGCCAATATACTGGAAAAAGAATCAAGGGCTACTACTGAAGCATTTGGTTTATTTGAATCCTCCTCTCCAAATTATACAACTTATTACCCCGATGTAAGTTCTGATGATCTTAACCCCACGGATGATGAGTTCATATTACCCTTATTCAGAGCATTATCAGAGGTAATAGTTCATAAGAATTGGAACCCTATTGATTTCGGTGTTGGGGGAGTATTAAAAAAATCCATGAATTTACTGGTGGCTCAAGCAGTAAATGTTGACCACGAAACCATGGTGGGCAATGCTGTTGGAGCAGTAAGTAACGTGGCATGGCAAACAGCTTATAAGGCATCTAATGGAGTACTGGTACCTGCGGGTATTAATGCTACTTTAAAAATAGATGGGAAAAGCAATCCCCGTTTAGCAAGGGGAATACAGATGGATCCTCCATCTATCCATTCTACTTCAGTAACTGTTAATTTCATGTGGGAAAAATCCCATAATGTACCCGATGAGGATTTCTTTTCCAAATTGGGAAGTTATGATAAAGACGGGGCTATGTACCGGCGAATAGTTACTGGTATAAAAAGGTATAACGAAATATCCCTGGTGGGCCACGGAGCAGACCCCTTTGCTCAGAAAATAGATGCTAATGGGCAGATAGTTAATCCTACCTGGGCGGATATTTCCTATAACAGCGAAGATGCTAAAGTTAAACGACAATCTCAGAAGGTATTCTTCTTTGACTTTAAAGACATGGATTCTGTAAGTAACTCAGAGAATACAATACCTCTTGAAAATAATAATAACGACGAAGAAAACAAAAACACTTCTAACATGAATCCATTCCTCTTATTCTTAGCTGAGAAATTCGGCATTTCAATTGAAGGTAAAACAGAAGAGCAACTCACTGCCGAATTAAAAGCTAAGGCAGAGACTTTGGGTGATGTTACTGCTCTCACTGCCACCAACGCTACTTTAACAGCAGAAAATGCTACTTTAACTGCCCGGGTAGCAGAGCTGGAGAAAACTCAGCCATCAGCAGATGTAACTGCTTTGACTGCTTTTAAAACAACTGTATTAGCTGATATGAGGGGCAATGTTACCAGATTATATAATCTGACTACAAAAACCCCAGTAAAAGCAATCACAGACATGATCTCCAACGGGGATTACCCTACCCTTGCTGCACTCACAGTTCAGTACCAGGAATTAGCAGATCAAGCTTATCCGGCCGAATGTAAAAATTGTGGCAGCAAAGAAATTAACCGGGCAAGTACAGAGCGTAACACAGAAGAGGAAGCTCCTGATACCTCTAATCTCTCTGCTTATGAGATTGCTCAAGCAATTGCTGACGAAAAACGTATTAAAAGAGCCGAGGGAATGCACTCTGCTGAGTAATGCAGGCTTCGGATTAATAAAATTTTAAACCTCTCTTAAATTATTTAATACCATGACTGCATTCACCACCTTAGGTTTAAATACTAAGACTACTTTCCTCCATACGGAGAATCACAAAACAACAGTAGAATTTACTGCTTCCGCTGTTATCCAACCCGGCCAATTGGTTAAATTGGATGCTGCGGGTACCATTAGCCCCTGGGCAGCTACTGATCTCCAGCATACCTGCATTGGTTTTGCTTATAATGGAGCTAAAGCTGTTGGCGATCTTTGCACAGTATGGACCCGGGGCTATGCAATTATATTGGGTTTAAGTAATGCTGCTCAAGCTGCGGGCCCCACTACATTTGCTTCTTATGATACCACTAATGCCACTCCCGATGGTAATAAGGGGTATAATAAATATAAGGTAGCAACCGATGTTACCGACTGCATCGGATGGATGCTTGATCAAGCAACTGCAGCCAACCAACTGGTAAGAGTTCTGATTAAAGACTAAGTTACAAGCCCTGTACAATTAATACTAAACCTAATCTCAGAATTTTAAATACATTTAAAATATGTCCGAAGTTAAAACCGACAAACCCGCTGTAATTACGTCACAAGCGTTGAAGGAAGCGGTACAAGCTTGCGAGGCAACCCGTAAGCATAAAACAAACCCTACCGACATTACATTGCAGGAGTTTGTTAAGGCAAAATATCAGATGAGCATGGAGCAATTCTATGAGCAGCTGAAAGTAAATCCCACTTCGGACACTGTTGAGAACATCGTCAACATGCCCGATCAAAATTACCGCTGGCTTATCCCTGAGGTAATCAGAGATGCTATCCGGTTGGGTTTAAGAAAAGCCCCCATATATCCTAATATTATTGCATCGGAGCAGAATATCTCCCAAACAGAGATCACTATGCCAGCCATCAATATGAGTGAAGCAATGCCTAAGTATGTGGGTATTGCTGAAACCATTACCGTTGGTGATGTATCTTTCCAGGAAAAGAAGGTAAGGATCCGCAAAATGGGCCGGGGTATCAAAATCCCCTATGAAATCCGTCAATATGTTGCCCTGAACATTCTCTCCATATTCCTACAGGACTTCGGAGTAAAAATGGGCATGGGCCTGGATATGCTTGCCCTGGATGCTGCAATCAATGGTGACCAAGCCGATGGCTCTGATTCAGCAGCAGTAATCGGGGTTGCAACTGCTGGTACACTTAACTATCGGGATCTTATTAAGCCCTGGGTACGGGGTAGCAGACTGGGCAAAACATTTGCCAACATGGTTGCTGGAGAAGACATGGCTATCGATATCCTGGATTTATTCCAGTACAATAACCGTCAGTTCGGAACAGTTATCCATCAGATTGACCTGAAAACTCCAATCCCGTCCAGTAGCAATCTGTGGGTACACGGGGGTATTCCAAACAGCCAAGTACTCATCGTTGATCCGGCCAGTGCACTCATTAAACTGAATGCTCAGCCTTTGCTGGTTGAAACAGAGAAGATAGTATCCAACCAGACTGAAGCTACCTATGCTTCTATCACTACTGGCTTTGCAACTTTATTCCGTGATTCCCGGGTGGTATTGGACAAATCTATCACTTATGCTGCGAACCCATTCCCAGCATGGATGGATCCTACCTATCAGGAAACTCTGGAAATCCAATAAGAAGCTTCTCGTTAATTTGTCCATCATTAAAGCCCAGCATCCCTTCCAGATGCTGGGTTTTTTCATTTAAACCAGGTACAATGCTTTATACTTATGTGAGGCTGGGGGCAAGAGCAAACAGCTTTTCTGATTTAAGGAGTGGTATAATCTTGCTAAATAAAACTACCATTGTAAAATTGGAGTCATTCCAGATGAATGATCGGGTAATGACAGCATTAGCTCATAGCTTTCTAGTTCAAGTTACTAAAGCAGAATATGAATTAATATACGCTCCTTTAGTTGGAGCAACTAGCGAGGACGTAATAAGCACAGAGGTTGCTGAAGGAACGCTTGACTCAGCTAAAGTATTTAATAATGTAATAGGCCCAATAGATTCACCCCCTGCTGGAGCAACTACTGGGGGAGATTATTACCTTATAGGGGGAACTCCTCTATTGGAATGGAAAGGAAAAAACGGATTAATTGCCCAATGGGTACAGGGAGCATGGGAATATACAACTCCAGATGATGGTAGTATAGCAATGTTAAAATTGTATCCTGGATATTTCTATTTTTATTCAGGAGTATACCCAGGGGGATTATGGAGAAAATACCCTTCAGACTCTGTTGATATACCAACCATTAATGATATTAATGGTTAATAAAACGACACTAAAATCTACTATTATAAATTTTAACCTTAAAACTTACCAACAATGGCAAAGTACAGTTATTTTAAGTTATCTAAAGACGCCACTCTGTTCACTGATCCCAAATCAGGCCTTACAGTCCGCAATAAAGAAGTGGTAAAAATGGAATCCGAAAAAGCTAATTCCTCTGCTAAAGTAAGGGATGCAGTTAAAGGGGGCCATCTTCGTGAGGCAACTGAAGAAGAATACAATAAGTGGCAGGCAAAGACTGCCGACGATGTGGAAGATGAACTGGAGGGAGAGGAAGATCTTGTGGGTGGCGGAGAAGCGGATGACGACGAAGATGAGGACGAAGAAGATGATCCTGAAACAATGACCAAATCTGAGCTCATGGACGCTATCCGTGATGATGAAACCATTCCTGAGGAAGAAAAGAAAGCACTCAGTAATAAAAACAAAGAAGACCTGGTAGCCCTTTATAAAAAATACATTAAGTAATGGCAGCACCTGCAGCAAATTTTACTTTTAATCCAATAGGCCTGTCCCTGCAATTTGTGGACAGGTCTACTGGTTCTCCTACGTCATGGTCATGGGACTTCGGAGATGGGACTGCTGTATCAACTTTACAGAATCCCAACCACATATATGCAGTACCCAATGTGTATAATGTGAAGTTAACCGTGACTAATTCAGACGGTAGTTCAAGTGCTGGATACCTTATAGTAGTTTCTACTACCAGTGCATTGAGTACAACTATCTATGACATGGTTAAAGGGTATCTATCGGGTATAGGAGTTGTTTTAGATGGACAAAAATTCACAGAGGCAAAAGAGTTTTGGCAGTTGTATATAGCCCCACAGCTGGATCCACCTATAGTAGACCCCAATATTTTTAATGAGGCAGCTTACCCAGGTATGGTAAATGTACTCATTGCTAAATTGGTAGTTTACGAATTGGTATGGGCAGCTTTAGGTAATACAATCATAGGAGCTGGAGCTTCAGGTAATGCAACTTCAGGAGGATCTGGGGCAATGAAACGTGTTGAAACGGGGCCATCTAATGCTGAATGGTATGATCCTTCAGCTATGTTAAACGCAATGTTCAGGGGTAATGGGTCAGCTGGAAATGCCTATGATATGTTTATACAGGGTATTTGCATGCTTGCTTCTTCATTAGGAATAAATATTCCTGAGATATGCCCCCAGATAGCTAATGCCACTTTATTTGTAAAAGCTAAAGGAACTGGAGATTGCGGCTGTGGCAGTGGGGTTGGTATCCCACATAGGGGTATTCCATCAAAAGGAGGTTGGCCATGGTATTAACAAATGCTCAATGGGCAAAATACAAAGCTGCTATAGGTAATGCTATGGGAGATTTTGCTAATAAGCCTATAATCTGGAGGAGAAAGATACTAGGAGTAGATAGATGGGGGGAGGATACAGCTAATTCAACTACTCAAGATGTAACTATAGTTGGCCTATTTACTTATAACATAATGAGGAGTTGGCCAATTACTTTTACAAGTGAGAGTGGGGAACTTGATAGGCAATCTGCCCAATTATACCTTGATATCCCCTATCTTAAAGCTAATGGTTATTGGACAGCAACAGGAAATTTCGACTATAACCCAGACTATGACCGCTTTATAATAGATGGTTTGGTATATAAATCATTTGGAGATACTCCTGCATCCCAAGCTAGAGAAGAGGACCTATTATTTACGTTGATTATAAAAAGAGAAGAAACCCCCACTTCAGAAAAAGTAAGACCCTAATGCCAAGTATATTTAATAACTCATTAGCTGGACCTGCGATAAAGTTCCAGCTTTTTGGTAATTGGGCCGAGGCTATTCGTATAATGAATAAATTAGACCCAGCAATAAAAGCTGCATCTCTCGAAGCCCAAGTAAAAATACTGGAGGCGATAAAGAAAACAGTAAAAAGACATTTAAGAAATCAGGATTTACCTTGGAGGCCCCTTAATCAATATTATAGGCAAAGAAAGAGTTCTGGTGGACTAAGTACAGATATTCTCCGAGGTTGGGGAAATTATTACAATAACATAGAAGTATGGAAACAAGGTAGTCAACATTTTGCATTCATAGGCGTAAAAAGAGGAATTTATACACGGAGTTTGGACGGTAAAAAATCCAAATTGGATATTGCTACTATAGCTTTTATAAATGAAATGGGCGGGGGTAAAGTTCCTGCTCGTCCTTTATGGGGACCCACTATACGGGAGATGGGGGGAGCTAAAGGAATAAAAGAGGCCTTTGTTGACGAACTACATAGAAGATTAAAATTACGGGGTATACCTGTAAAAATGTTTACTGCTAACCGCATATTCCGATCTAAGAAATGGCTTTAACAAATATTCAGGAATTGGTAGAGAGATCTATCTTTGAGGCTATAAGGAAAGTACTTGTACGTGAGGGATACGTTCCAGACGTAACATTAGTTCCTGATAGAGCTACGTACGATCAGCAGCTATCTGCAATAGAGCAAGCAAAGGGATTTGCATCTGAAATATTTGGTAACGGTAGTTCTCAGGCAACTGGTACTAAACATGTACCCAGAATAGTGATATCCGGTAGAAGAGTATTAGTAGGAGAAATAGGAAGTCCCCCATCAAGGGAGTTTGAAAAAGATCCATTAAATCCCAATAGCATTATTGCTGTTACTCCAGCCCCCGAAACTTCCCACCTTCAGCTGGAAATACATCTTGTAAGTAATACTGCTCAGCAAGAAAGGTTTTTAACTGCAGTTATAAATGCTGCTTTGAAGACCCGATCCTATATACCCATGATAGATGATCCCACTGGAAAATCTAAATTCTTTTTAAGGCAATTTAATTATTACGATTTACCCGATACTATAGAGGGCATAGATGAAAATGTTTATGCTTATGAGGTTACTGATTTGTATTTATTTGAGGGAACTATAGAACAGATTAATGTTCCTTTAATACAGGCAATAACCTTGGAGACCACTTTATTAGAATTGGAGACTATCATAGCTAACAATGGTGCTATTATAGGACCCTATATAAAGGACGATAACCTATATATCGACCTTAGTGGTATTCACCTATGAAAAACGGTTATAATGTTCAGACTCTTTCAGCTCGATGAAGCTACCCTTAAAAAAATTAAAAGGAACGTTGGATTTTACATTATTGCTGCCCTTATATCTGTGATTGTTTACCAAAATAAAGAATTAAGCCAGCAAACTAAAAGTAATGTGAAGCTGTATGAGATTATCAGAGTAAAAGACAGTATAGTTCATGAACGTGACCAACAAGTAATACAATATTATCAGAACTTTTTCGTTGAAACTAGCAAGATGCTGGTGATGCAGAAAGCACAGATAAATAAAGCTGACACCATAATAAGTAAATTATCAGGATCAACTAAATAAACTTTATTTATCATGGGTAAAATTACAATAGGGTTTGTTCTGTTTTCATTAGCAGCCCTCCCCATATCCTCTAATTCTTCCCCATCACGAAGGTTAGTATTCCCAATAACAAAAGAGAGATCAAATCTTATGGAACTATCTTCGGAGAGGATGAAGAAATATCGGGAGAATATGCAAACATATACAGATAAACTCGATACCATAATTAAATTATTAGACCATGGCAAAGAAGATAACATGGGAGGACATTAAATCCAGAATATTTAAAAATTGGATAAGCCTCTTTTCACTACCATTAACCTTTTTACTTATTGAACAAATAAGCAATAAGGCTCCACTATCCCAAATAATCCCCACAGTTGGTGGAATACTGGCTGTATTATTTGGGGTAGATAAGAAAAAGACCAGCTCGGCAGAAGAAAAAAAGGCTGCTGTTAAAAAAGCTAAAACAGAAATTAAAAAAGAGGTAGTTCAGAAAATTGATGCAGCAGCCGAAGAACACCTAAATGATCCTACTAAAAAACCTTAAAAATACAGAGGAAAGTTCCGCTTGGGACCTTCCTCTTTGTATTTCTAAACAATACCATTTTTAAATAATAAAAAGGTTTACAATGCCCGACTCTTCAAAAGTATTAATCAATGAAATAGACAACACCCAAACGGTGGCAGCGGCAACTACCGGAGTCAACGGGCTCAGTATGGTTACTAAAAGGGGACCATTCGGAAAAGAAGGTGTTGAGATTGAAGTAACCTCTTGGTTGCAATTTACCAGGATATTCGGAGGAGAAATCCCTGGAAAACTGGGTCCTACTCTTTCTAAGAGAGCTTTTGCCAGGGGTAGCAGATTACGTATTAATCGTATATTGCATTACACCACTATATCTGACCCTGCTTCTTTTGATGCAGATTTCTCAGCTCCTGTTGCTACTTCCATTATTACATACAGTGGACAGATAGTAACGGGACAGACGGTTTCTGTAACTGTAAACGGAGTGGTTACAACCCAACCATTTGTAACTGATTCTTTTACCACACTGCGTACCTTAGCAAACAAATTAAAAACCACTATCTCAGGGTATATTTCTGATGCTTATGCTCAGTCTGCCACTGTTTTAGTATTGGTTCCATTAACTGTTGCTATTACACCAACATCCTCAGTTACGGGAGGAACCCCCCCAACAGCAGCAGTAACATCAGTTAGTACCATTAAAGCCGGTACAGTTGATGCTTTTGCATTAAACCCTAAATACCCCGGGGCAGATTATAATAATCTGATGATCTATATTACAGCTGCTAAAAATGGAGACTCTAGGTATTTTGATCTTAACATCATGTTCCGGGGAGAAGAAGCCATTAATGAAACTTACTCAAACCTGATAATTAATGGTAATCCAACTGCAGCTACTTCTACCTATTTGAGTAAGGTAGTTAAAGGGTCCCAATTAGTGAATGTTGTATACAACGACCTGAGTGGGACCACTGGGCAGGTAAGACCAAACAACATTGTATTAAAGTACGGAGCCGGTACTGATGGTACTGCTCCAACGGATGCAGATTACAACGGAGACTCTGCTGCTAAAAACGGTTGGTTTGCTTTTGACGGTGTAGATGATATTACATTACTCGGAGCAGCCGACAGGGATGTAATCGGAGTGCACATTGCTGGTGCAGCTTATGCAAATAACCGCAAGGATATAGTTTATGTGGGCCATATCAGTAATGATTACATCACAGAAGCTCAGGTAATTACAGAAAAGGACTCCTATAATATTGACAGTAGCTATGCTGCCTTTACTGTGGGTGGCCTAATTATAGTTGATCCTTTTACAAGTCAAAATTTACCTATCAGTGAACTGGGGGATATATTTGGAGCCTCTGCCTACTCTGATCAGAATTTTGGCCCCTGGTACTCATTTGCGGGAACTAGGAGGGGATTAATTAACAATGCTCTGGGAGTAGTAAATAATTTCGGGGCTGCAGGTAATACTGCTGGTTTAGATTTAATTGCTAACCACCAGATTATTGCAGTGATTAATCGCAATAAAAAGATCCAGATTGCAGGTAACTATACTGGCCAACAGGAGGAAACTATTTTAAGTTGGCTTAGTGTACGTAAATTCCTTAACTATCTTAAAAAATCTCTGGGACCAACCCTGGAAAATTTCCTGGAAGAGCCCAATGATTTTGCAACCTGGAAATTAATCTACCAGGCAGTTAAGCCCTTTTTAGAAAACCTAAAAACAAAAAGGGCCATGTATGATTACCGTTGGGAGGGTGATCAGTTTGCTACTAACCTTCAACAATTGGTTGTTAATAATCCAACTGATGTAGGTAATGGTAAATATAAAATTAACAATTACATCCAGCCCACTCCTGCTTTGAGGGAAATAGAATTAAATATTATCCTCACTCCAACAGGAGTTAGTTTCGAAGACAACCTTGGTACATCACTTTAAAATTTTTTATAGATGCCCGCAAAAGTAGCAAACCCAAGGAAGCAATTCCAATTCAATATATCCATCCCCGGATTAAATCCCTTCTTAGCTCAGAAGGTGAAAAGTCCGGATGACGAAAGTGATATGGTTGAACATGGTGATACCAACTTTATTGTTAAGACAGCTGGTATCCGTAAATTTGGTATGCTTACCATTGAAAAAATCCAGCCATCTGAAACGACAGATAATTTTATCTGGGCCTGGAGAAGGCAAATTACTAATACCACTACTGGTGGGGGAGATTTGCCATCAAATTATAAACAAACATTGCTTATTGAGCAACTTGCTCCCGATGGTATAACTGTCGTACAAAGATGGGAAGCATCTGGGGCATGGCCTCAAAAAATAAACGGGATCGAATTTGATCGTAAAGGCTCAGAAAATACCGTGGAAAGTATTGACTTCTGCATTGATGAATTTGATACCATCTAATTTTTTCCTTTATAAACCTGGTAGGGGCTAAAGCATAAAACACTTTAGCCCCTTATTGTTTGGACTATTTTATTAAAACTATTATGGGCGAATTATCACTTTATTTCCTGGGCCAAGAAGAAACAATTACATTGCCTTCAGGTAAACAAATAACCATTCGTGAAACAAATGGTGAGGACGAGGAAGAATTAAGTAAAGTTAAGAACCAGAAAGATGGTACTTATGTACTAAAATTCCTTACTGCTGTAGTAACCATGGATCACAGCCTTAAACGTAAACCCACACCAGAGGACATAATTACCTGGAAGCAGAAGGATATTTATTATACTTTGTTTAGAACCCGGAAATTATCTTTGGGGAGTACTTACCATTTTAAAGACATCTGCAATAATCCTAATTGTGCCGATTGTAAGGCAGAGAAAGTACAAGCTTATGAGCAAGATATTGAGGAGTATGACAGCTCTGATATGTTTGATAAGGCCTATAAACCAACTCAATATGGTATTACTCCTTATCCACAATTAGATGCTCCTACCCATGAATTTATTATTTCTAGCAAGAAAAAACTCTCTTTCACATTATACAATGGAGAACTTGAAAGAGAAGCCGCTAGCTACCCTGTAGAAGATGATAATAAGAACTCTGCATTATTTGTTAGAAAGCTTAGTATATGGGATGGGGAGAAATGGGTAAGGGTATTTAAATTCTCAATGTTCTCCAGTAGAGAAATGGCTGAAATAAGAAATGAGGTATCAAACATTGACAAGTTATTTGAACCCATTGTTACGTACAATTGTCCAACCTGTAATAAGGTATATTTCAGATCACTGTTAGCCTCAACTGATTTTTTCTTTCCGGCCGAGATATAGTTGCAGATCATTGCCAAATATCTTTAACCGGAGTAAACTTAAGCCTAAAGGATATTCTCGGCATGTCTATCAAAAACCGGTTAAAATACATAGAGATAGTCGAGTATTACAATGAGCAGATAAATAAAAAGACTACGTAATGTTCGGATTAGGATCATCTGCCCAGTTGGGAATTGGTATTGCGGTTAAACTGCAAAATCAGTTCTCTTCTGAGGCGCAAAGGGTATCAGCCCAACTAAGACAACTAAAAAAGGATACTGATTCAGTATTAACCAGTGCAGCAACTGCAGCCCGTGATAGGTATGCAATGCTTAGCGCTGGAGCCTTTATGTTATCAAGGGGTATGATAGGGGCTGCAAGAGAAGGAGCAAAGTTAGAACATAGGATAAACCAAATATCAATTATATCCGGAATAGGGGGAGAGAAACTTAAAAGTCTTGGTCAAGGATTATCTAACGAATTTGCTCAAACACTAAACGAATCCTATTCGGCATTATTTGAAAATACTAAAGCGGGTATTAATCAGGGATTAGGGTTAATTACTCGTTATCAAGTGGCAGTATCAAAGGCCACTGATGAAATGCTTGGTGGAGAAGAAGGAGTTGCAAAGGGACTAATCAGTATAATGAACTCCATGCAGATGCCAGTTAGTGAGTTCCCCAGAATAGCAAATGCTGTAACTGCAGCGGCTAATGCCTCCCAATCTTCTGTAAGGTCCCTGAATGAGTCTATGAAGTACTCAGCCCACACTTTCCACCAATTTAATGTACCATTAGAAGATGCTCTTGCCTTACTGGCTCGTTTATCCCAAGCTGGTATAGAAGGCTCCTCAGCAGGTACTGCTATGCAAAATATGTTCACCCACCTGAGTACTTCAATAGGTACATTTGCTAGTAAGAAACAAAGAAAGGCACTTCAGATGCTGGGTCTAAGTCCAGAGGACTTTAAAGATGCCCAGGGTAATATGAAGCCTGTAATGGATATGGTGAGGATGGTAGAGATGGCCTCAAAGGATATGAATAATATTAACCGTAAGGAGGTATTATCTGCTCTGTTTAATGTGAGAGGTCAGAGGGGTTTAGTAAATTTATTTGGTGATTTCGATCCATCAAAAACGATGGAGAGTATGAGAGGCCAAATATTAAAAGGAGTACAAAGCGATGTAGCTATAACCCAAGCAAGGCAAATGACAAATGACCTTGCCTCTGATTTCATCAGACTGGGTGTTAGTACAGAAGAACTTAAACAAGATTTCTCAAAAGCAGCCGAGCCAGTGCTTAGATTTGGTTTATTTATTGCAACCAAATTTATGAAAGCTCTGAGCTGGTTTACGGGTACTGGTTTAGGTAAAGTATTAACCGGTCTAGTAGTAGTAATTACTCCTTTGCTTGGAGTATTATTCTTATTTAGAGCAGCAACGCTAACAGCAGCCTTAGCGTTAAGAGCTATGTCTATGAGTGTAGGCTATGGAGGACTAATGAGGGGACTAATGGGAAATATGGGAGCTCCCCCGGTAATGCAGAATGCTGCTGGCAGATGGATAGTTAAAGGGGGCTCAACATTTAATTATGGTGGTAAAATGTATAAAGGAGGCCAGTTATTACCGGGATCATTCAGCGGAGGAGGATTTGGAGCAGGGGGCATGATAGGTAGCATGGTAGGAAGTTTCTTTGGAGCTGGCGGTGGAGGACTTATGTCATTCGGTGCAAAGAGAGCAGTACTGAGCAGCTTGGGAGGTATAGGAGGAACTTTACTGAGGATTGCTGGACCTATTGCAACATTTATACCATACCTTGGTCCAATAGCGCTGGGTATAATGGGCTTAACAACTCTGATCAGTTTAATGAACAAGGAAAGGGAGCCAATGACTGCTGAAAATAAAGCCTACCTTGATTTTATTGATAGAGAAGTATATAATAAAAGGGAGTACAATCCACAGCAGGGAACCAAGATGGAACAAGTACTCCAACAGCAGATAAATGTAAATATTGACGGGCAGAAAGCATTCGATCAGAAATTTAATTCTGCCATGGATAAATCTATACAGGACGTAGGAATAAACTTTACACACTAATGTCAGTACAACCAGTAACATCCCGGATAGATAAGCTAACAGCTAATCCCTTGGTTGATGATATTATCGACAACCAAAAACCCAATCAGCCTTGTCTGGTTAATTTAGTAACACTAGAGAAATTATATTTCCAAACAATTCCTCGTGAAATAAGGGTATCTCCCGAAAGTACTTGGGTTGCTGTAGTTTCAATGGCAAGAAATAATCCCCAATACCACTACACGGGGTCTGAAGATACAATAGAGTTTGAAATAAGCTGGTACTGTAATCATGCCTCAAGGAAAGATGTAATTACTAAAGTAAAATGGATTGAGGCTTTAAGTAAGAACGATGGATATGGGAAGACGCCCCCGGCAGTAAAGTTTATATTTGGGGATTTGTTCAAGAACTCAAAGTTTATAGTATCAAAAGCCCCTTACAGCTTAGCATTATTTAATAGGGAATTTAAGATGATGCCCGGCGTAGCAGTACAGCAAGTAACACTAAAAAGGATTACTGACACAAATCTTACACATAGTGAGATAACTAAAATAGATACCTGATGGCTACAGCAGATATAACGCTGGAATTGCGAATAAACAATCCTTACTCCAATGGTGAGGTTTTTGTGTTTAACGAAGGAGATGCTGTCCTGGATGGGAGAGTAATTACTTATGTTAAATCCATAAAGGATAGATACTTCACAGTAGCTCAGGGGGATAGTTTATCAAGCATCTCCTTTGAAGCTTATGGAGATTCCAAATATTATTGGGTAATAGCTCAAGCAAATGGTATAGATGAGGCTTATGAAGTTACAATAGGTCAATCCCTTTTAATCCCAGATATAGAAAAAATTAAAACCACAAACATATAATATGCCAGGTGGATTTTCAGCTCCTTTTGTAAGGCTATATTACAATGATAAAGAATTAAGCCAAGAGCTTAGTAAAGCTTCCTATACTTATGACGAAGAGGGGGATGATGAGTTTACAGCAACTATACAGACGGGTGATCCCAATATAGTAGATAGACCAGAGTATCAAGAACTCGCTCGGATAAAAGTGACCTGGGGATATATTGGGGGAGCAAGTGTAACAAGGATAGTATACTGGCAAGATATTAAATGGGTATTTGATAAAGAAGGTATAACCGGAACTTTAAAGGGTGCAGAAAAGGCAGTGGCATTAAAACAAAATAGTGCTACAACTATCCATAAAAATAAAACCCTTCCAGGTATAGTTGGTGACATGGCAAATAAGCATGGGCTTAATGCTTATGTAGAAACAGAATCTTCTAAACCAAAGCCCGTTAAGAAAAACGATAGTAAATACGCCTCATTAAATGATTACTTACCCCTTAACCAGGGACCTTCAGAAGAAGAGAAAGTAAAAATTGCAGAGAAACAGAAAGAGCAGAGAGAAAGGCAACAGAGGCAGTCTGATGAATTTGTAATAAGGAATAGTGAGGGGTATAGTAGATTTGAGAAACAGCTAAATGAGTATTACGCCCTGAAGAAAGTACCTCCTGATGATTTCTTAAAAAGGAATGCGTCCTATGTAAGAATATATAGAAGTAGGTATAAAATAGTAAATTTCCCCCAAGCAGGAAAAAGTGATTTCCAAGCTCTTAAAGAAGTGGCAGAAATAAGCTCAACAGACCCAGTTGTATTGGATACCAGAGATGATGATATTACGATAAGGAAAAGGAATTTTAATCAGAAGCCTTATAAGAGATATACTTATATGGGTAATGCTGGAGATTTATTATCTTTCACTCCCGAAACTAAGGGTAAAGCAAATAAATCAAACACAATAAATATAGTAGCTGGGGGATGGGATGGAGAGAAAAAACAATTTACAAGTGATATAGCTAACTCAGATACCTCTGATACCAAAACAGTATTAAATGACTGGGTGCCAAAAGGAGGGGTAGGTTTTGTAAAGGATTTTGGTAAGCTAACTGGAGTAACCCCCGCCGATAATACCAATGTAAGGAAGTACATGATAATAAAGGACCTGGACGAAACTAAGAACAAGAAATTTTTATTGGGTCCCAGAGGAACTCAAGAAACAGCTAATAATAGAAGAGATGCCGGGGATATTCAAAAAAATCCCGGAACGGTATTAATGGAAGGAGATCCCAATATTAAGGTGGGCCAATTAATTACTATTGAGAACGTGGGTAAAAAATACAATGGTAATTATTATATAATAAAATCAGTTCATGAATTAATTCCGGCAAGCGGGTATATGACCACTCTAGAGATAGCAAGACAGGGTCAAAATGTAAAGGCGAATGATAATGAGAAAAGTGCCAAGGAATCTAAGAAATTGGTTAATAAACAAATGGGAGTGGATAATGAGAATATTAGGAAAAAATTAATGAAAACCAGTAATAAAAGATGAGTGGTATAGTAAGGTTTATAAAGGAAGTAGTATATACCGGTTTAGAAGCTTTTGGTAGATACTACTCAAGCTATCGGGGAGTAGTAGGGGATAATAAAGATCCCCTACATTTGGGTAGAGTTAAACTAATTATACCTGAAATAACCATGGGTGAACTATACGATTACTGGGCATTTCCAAAGGGGGTATTCTCCGGGCAAAATTACGGTAGTCAAATGATCCCCAAGATAGGGGATATGGTATGGGTAGAATTTGAACAGGGCTTTGCAGAAAGACCCATATATTCATTGGGGCATTTTGGTAGTGGGGAGCCTCCCAGTGATAAGGATTTGAATGATGTTAATAACTATTGGTTTAAAACCCCACAGGGAATAACCGTACAACTGAACGACACTAAAAAGAGTATTAATATAAAAACCCCAGCTGGGGATTACATAGAGATAAATGACAAGGGTATATCTCTAGTAACTGATAAAAATATAAGTCTTGGTAAATTAAACAAATCATCAGAGCCCGTTTTATTGGGTAATAAGACTGAAGAAAGCTTAAACCAAATTTATAGTATTCTTAATGATCTTACTAAAACACTTGCCCAAGATTTAGCAACATCTGCAAATCAACCTTTTTTAACTAAAGCAACTTTAACAACACAGATACCAAAGTTAATTTCTGCAGTGGCAAATCTTAAGCAATCTCTATTAAAAATTAAATCTAAAAAGGTAACAACAGAGTAATATGCCATTTGAACAGCAACCCATTCAAAATTTTATAGGTACAGGATTAACTTTTCCTATTAAATTAATTAATGGCCGGGGAGTATTAGTAACAGGGTTTGATTTAATTAAATCCAGCCTTTACATGATACTCAGCTGGCCATTTGGTAATAGGTATTTTTTAGGTGAATTTGGATCTAGGTTAGAAGACTTATTAGAAGAACCCAATGATGAGGTATTAAAGGATCTATTGGAAACATTTATTATAGATGCTATAACTCAGTGGGAAAAAAGAGTAGAGGTAATGTCAGTGGATATTACTAATTCCAGCCCAACTAGTTTAAATGTAAATCTTACCTATAGGATAATTAATTCCCAATTGGTTGATAATTTTGTATTCCCTTTCTACAGGCAAATAATATATTAAGATGAATTTAACACAGAGTTGGGTAGGTTATCTCGACAGAAGCTATGAGCAAATTAAAGCTAGCCTTCTAAAGAGATTAACTGTATTAACACCAGAAATAAGTGATCACAATGAGAGTAATATCCTTATTGTGATTTTGTCAATGTTTGCGGGTATAGCAGAGCAGCTTAACCTCTACATTGACAACATGGCAAAAGAGGCTTTTATAGGGACAGCTAGAAGATACACCTCAATGGTAAAGCTGGTGAAGCTAATTGATTATCGTATTAAAGCACGTATCCCTGCTACTGTAGTTCTTACAGCAATAATTACAGATAATACTGGAGCAGAAGTAATAACTCCCTCTACTGTAACTATTCCTAAAGGAAGTATAATTAACTCAAGTAATAACCTCCCATTTGTACTCCAAAGGGATATAGTTATAATCGGGGGAACTTCAACAGCTAATGGGAATGCTTCTCAATATACAACTGTATCGGATGAAGTATTAGGAACTACTACAGGTATAGCTCTTCAACAGGTACCACTCCCACAGGATTATGCCCATAATTCCATTGTACTAACTATCAATAGTGAAGAGTGGACTGAATCTGATTCCTTAGGGTTATTGTTATCCACCGATAAGAAATTTATTGTAGATATCCTCGAAGACGGCAATGCCTATGTAATATTTGGAGATGGTATTAACGGGGTAGTACCCCCCGTTGGAAATACCATTTATGGTACTTATAATACATCTGAGGGAGTTTTAGGTAATTTACCCCCTAATACAATCACCGATTTGCAGGCAGATGTAGCTACTCCCCTGGGATTAAGCGTATCTATAACAAATAGAGATTATTCTTCTAATGGGGCAGACTTTGAAGGATTGGAGGAAATACGAAATAGAGCCCCACGGAGTATACGAACTCTTTACCGGGCAGTTACTTACAAGGACTATGAGGATGTGGGTATACAAGCGCCAGGCGTGGGAAAAGCAATAGTAAAATATTGCTGTGGTAAAGCAGTAGATTTATATATTGCACCGACTTCGAGAGGAGTAGCTACCCCATTATTGCTGGATTCCACAAAGACATATTTTGAGGATAAGAGAATGGTAACTACTCAGGTAAGTATAAACCCAGCAGGTATAACAAGAATTTATATAAAGGGTACTTTATATGGAGCTCAGTTTTATACTGCCGATCAAGTATTTATAGATGCTGTTCAAGCATTGAACAATGAGTTCGGTTATGATAATTCCGAGATAAACAAAACAGTAAAAATATCTACTATAATAACCACATTAGAGAACCTTGCCTCAGTAGATAGTTTAGACATTGCTAAGATTTATATAGAACCATTTTTACGTCCATTTAACCCAGTAAACATTATTCCACAAATTACCTACTCCCAGATATCTTCTAAATTAAGACATGATTATAGATTGATATACCACAAAGACATAAATAGTTATGATGTTTATAGGGATGGGGTATATGTGGGTAATGCTGTACCCGGTATATTATTTACTACAGTAGCTGGTGATCCATTAACGATGGGTTTTACTATAGCGAATAATACTAATCTATCAGACATGGCCCAGTATTCTTTTGTAGTATTTCCTACATACCCAGAAAACTTCCCAGACTACTCCATTGAGATAGATGATTTCTCAGTACCCATTTTTGACATATTAGAATCTGGGGTAGATACAACGGTGCCAGTAATATTCTCTGATCTACAAGTAGTAGTAACCGCAGGCTCAACATTCAAAAAACCTAATTGCTAATGGCTACTTTATTCAGGGATTTTTTCTTTTCTTTATTACCGAGTTATTTTAAAGATAACGATAACTATAAAGACCTTAATAATGAAGGTCTTTTAGAAAGGTATCTTCGTATTTATGGTATGGAGATAGATGAGAATATATATCCCTTTATAACCAATTTCCTAGATATAATTTATTTAGGAGCAGGAAATACATTAAGTAAACCCCCAGTAATATTATCCGAATCCGGAGATGGTTTATTGGAAAGTGGAGATATATTAGTATATTCATTTCCCAAAACCATTACCGATGATAAGTTTCTTCAATATCTTGCCTATAATCTGGGGAGCCCAGTAGATGTAAATGGCATGGCAGAAACTTACAGGAAAATAGTAAATTATGCAGTAGCAATTTATAAAGTAAAGGGAACTAAGAAAAGCTACGAATTACTATTTAACCTTCTGGGATTAAAAGTAGTAATAAGGGAAGACCCAGTAAATTCAAGCAAGAGATATGACGATGGCCTAGAATATGATACTGAGGGCCTACAGTATGATCTCGGTTGTGATACTTGCTCGGATTACCTCATAATCTATTATGATAAAGAGGTGGGAGATTGCTCACATGATCAATTCACAGTATTAGATCCAGGCTTAGTAGAGAACATAAAAAATATAGTAGCTTTCCTTGAGCCTATCAATGCTAACTTAAAAGATATAGTAAGGGGTGGTTATAACTTTTGTGAATTATACCCACTTGCTATTGAGGATGAGGTTACTATGCAGGTTATAGAACCTCCAGTAGTATGTGGTAAACCATTTAATTTATCTCTTGAACCATACTTAGGATGATAACAAGAATATTAGATTTCAGTACACCGGGTGATAAACCAGCTTATATAAATTATAGAGTGACTGGTAATACTACTTGGGTACCAGTACCAGGATCTCAGCCATTTAATCCCCCAAGCATACCAGTGCAATTAGTTGAGGGCACCTATTATGATTTTCAATTTATAACAGAATGTGGTCCTGGGGATTTAAGTGCACCTGAGTATTTAAATAAAGTATTCTCAAGGTATATATGCCAAGCTCCCGTACCAAATAAATTTAGCGTATATGCTACTCCCGATGAACCAGAGCCTAACAATAGAAGTGTATGGTTTACCTGGGCTGATGATTTTTTGCTTGATGATATTCCCGGCTTAGCTGTTAGATTGGAGGTAATAAATTCTTCAGGAGTTGTAGTAGCTACTCATGACACTGCATATTATAGACAAAATCCATTTCCTCCATACACTAAGATACATCAGTATTTTTTCCAGGGCTTGGTAAATACTCTTCCTCCCGATACGTATACAGGTAAACTAACAGTACTATGTCCAAGTGGCGGAAGGCCCAGTGTACAAAAACCATTTACTATTGCAGGAGCTGCTTGTCCGTTTATAACTGGTTTAACCTATAACCAAGTAGTAGATAGTGATTCCAATAATCCAAATACATTTACTTTCAACTGGGATTTAAGCCCAACAGCTATAAATGGGTATGATTGGATTTTATATGATATTACCGGGGGAGCTCAAACACAAATTGCAGTAGGTAATACAGGACCTACAGTAAATTCATTCGTATATAATCTTGCTAAAGGTAAGACTTATAAATTGAGTGTAAGAGCTAAATGCCAATATAGCCAATCTGTATATGTGGATATTGACTTTACTTCTTCATTCTCAGGATGTACTTTAACAAGTGGATATGAGAATGAACAGGAATATGCAGGTATGGGCATATATATACATGTTACTGAGTTTAATATAACTCGTATAGCAAGTACTACTCCCGGAGTTGGCAGAGTCCACCTTAACCTAAAGGCCTCAGTTAGAACAGTGGTTCAATATTCAATGGGGGCTCCTCTATTTGTAGCAGCTACTGTGGATGGAGCAGCATGCACTTATGGAGGACCAGTAGACCCACCACCTAATGACATATTAGGTAAGACAGTATTCCAGGATGCAAGAAACAGAGTATGGGCAAATGTAGATGGTAATATTAATTGGCAAACTGTTATCTCCGGTACTATGGAGGTAGGCGTAATATATAATTTCGAAGTAAGCGTAGATTACGATTTACAATAAACTATCAGTAAATAAGAATAAAGATGCTAGAAGCGTATAAATTTAATACCCAGGGGGATGTTTTTATATATGCAATCAGGGGAGAAGAAACTATACTCCTGCAGCATGTAAAGAATGCTCTTCAACCCTTAGCACAGGAAATTATTGCTAACATCTTGGCTAAAACGGTGGGAGCCTCTTCCTTAAACGAAATTGGTTTATATATAGGCTCTGAGACACCCGGGGGTGCAATAGTAAGACCCATTATAGCCTACACTTTAATAGATGTAGACAGGGTACAATTTGATGCTATCTTTGAAGAAGCTTCTTTTAGTGGCACCATAGTTACAGCTGAGATATCCTCTTCTATTGGAGTATTTGCAAAAGTACAGGGTCTTAGCTTAACTAAAGCGCCCACAGAAAAAATCCTGATCAGCTGGAAAATTAAAATAATATAACATGCAAAAGAGGTACCATGAATATAGGGGTAATTTAATCTCTTATGATGAAGACACCAGATTACTTGGAATAATAACCCCAGGAAGGTATAGAGGATTTGATACTCTTGTCCCAGTAACTTCTCTTACATTTAATTTAACCCATGAGCAAACTGGGATAAATGAATATGATGCAGCAGGAAATGCTATTGGAAAGTCTGCAGTTATCTGTACTAAACAGGGTGTAATAATCAGAGAGAATCAAACCATTGGGCCATTTGCTGTTGATACCAATGTTGGGAATACCTCTGACAGGTATGATTTCATCGTTATTAGTCACCAATATATTTCAGTTCAGGGGGGAGAAACTGCAAATTACGAAATAATAAAAGGTCCCCTAAATAATGCAAGTTTTCCTGTATTAACAGACCCCAATAGGCAGGTCCTTCTGGGTATAATCAAAGTTGCTGCCGGAGCTGCTCAAATATTGGGATCAGATTATGAGAGAGCTAGAACACCCGATGCGGGGGATGAGCCCGATGCAAGGCTTAATGAAACCAATCAATTTAAGAAATTCACCTCCTACAGTAAAGCTACAACAACTGGGCCAAGTTTTGATACCGGATTTACTACCGAGAATGTAATGACTTTAAATAATGATGGGAATGTATTTCCTATTATTGGAGTAGGGGGTAAAAACCTTGAAGCAGTAAGAATTAAAAACACGTCACTCAATGAGGGTGCTACATTTACTTTGATATTGGATAATACAATTGGTATAAACAATAATAAGGTATTAAGTACAGAGGCTGCAACTGCTGGGTATAAATCATTTTCTATTCCCCAAACTTTCCAAGATGCAACCGGTAATTTAGCTGCAGCAGGAACAGGACAGAAGAAGATGGTAGAAGTATTATACGTAGACAACAAACTCTATGTTATCTACGCCTCTTCAACAAATACTTCCGGAGGAGATAATACAGTGAGTGCTATGCTTGGAGACCCAAGTCCGGGTACATTGATAGATAAGGTTCAAGCCTCTGCCTATATTAAACCTTCAATCGTTACTACAAATGGGTTTAGTAGAGTTATGTTCTCCCTGGGTAACTCAGCTGCAAATTTTGATAATACCTGGAGAATACTTAATATGGGTAATCTTCCTTCTGGTTGGGACGTAGTAGGTAATCCTCCACAGTGGAAAATAGATTGGTTTGGAAATATAGCTTTAAGGGGAGTATTAAAATTCACGGGTAATATAAATGTGGGGACAACCCTGGATAATACTTTATTTACCCTGCAACAATTAGCCCAATCAGAAAGTATAAGGGTACCTATAGCAGTAGAATTAACATTTACCTCAATGGCAGCTGCTCCTTTATATTATGCTGCTATAGATACCAGTGGTAATTTTAGATTTTCAATCCTTAATGTATCAGCCAATACACAACCTATATCATCAGTATCAGTACATTTAAAGGGAATAATATTACCCCCAAATCCTTAATAAGAAAGGCTTTGTGAAACAAAATGAGCTCTTGCTTTATGGGTAGTATCTTTAATCTCTTTCTTTAAATTTTCCACATATCCTATAGCTTTACTAGTAATACCCAGCTCGAAGTAATCAGCAATGATTGAGCTGGGTATTTTATTTATATTGCTTATACCTTCCTCCTGCATTTTCATAAGTATAAATGGTGGGGGAGAAAGCTGCACATGCAATAACTTATAAGCGTTCTCTGAAAGGTTACTCTTCATAAATTCCATACAGAGATCATAAAAAAGATCCCTATTACTATTATGATGATCCTCCTCGCTTATAAGGTTTTCGTAATTTCCTAATTCGCTAATATCGATAATTGACTGAGAATATTTTGTGGTGTATGCAGATCGAAGAATCCTGCATTTAAAAAACTGAAGAGCTTTAATAACGTGGCCAAGTAAAATGTTTTCGTTGTGTTCTTCAAAATACTTATTAAAGGTATAGATGAACTTAACATTAAACCAAGATAGGATTTCTTCGTAGTCTACTCCAAATCTTCGGGCATCAATTTCAGAGGCAAGTTTTCTTCGCAGTCCCTCTGTCTTGGAATATAAAGTAGAAAACAGCTTAGGGTCATATCCCTCTTTCATGGGCTTTAGACGATTTTCTTCCATAGTACTAAGTGGTATTTTATAAAAGGGTAAAATATTTCTCAAATATATATGAAAGTTTCAAATAAAAAAATACCCACTATTTTAGTTAAGTAATTTATTTGCCCGGACTACTATATAATAATGCAGCAATATAACTATGAATAAACAGAAATTTTCATTCGGTACCGAGTTCCAAGAAGCTATACTTCATTATATAATATATGATAAGAATGGGTTTAAAGCATTAGATTTGTGCGAGGACTACTACTTCACTCTCATTGCTCACCACGTAATTGCCCATGCTTTAAAAATATTTTACAAGAAGAAAAAAAGAATACCCAGTAAACCCGTACTCAAAGAGGTTTTAAGAGATAGCTATAATACAAAGAAATTGGGGGAGATGGTACTGGAGGAGGATAAACAAGAAGTGGATCGTATCATTGAACGCCTATATAATAACCCCCTTAGAGATGCTGATGAGATACTTGAGAACGTTGTTAAGTTTGCTAGGTATGTAAATGTTAAAAGTGATTTGGAGGATATGGATCCTTTGGATTATAACAATTATAATACCTTTGCATCAAAGATACAGACCTCTATAAATATAGGCAATAATTTTGATGAAGATGATGGCACATTTCTAGTAAAAGATTTTGGCATAAGGAGGTACAATAGAGAAGAAGATGGTAAATTTCCTACTCCTTATTGGCAAATTAATAATTGGCTTACCGGGGGTGGATTATCTCCCGCAAGTTTAGTAGTAATTGCCTCAGAAGCTAAGAGATTTAAAACGGGGTTCTTTATTAACTTAGCCAGGGGTTATATGAGGATGAAGAAGAAGGTTGTCATATTTGATTTTGAGAATGGTGAAAAGGCATTTACAACTAGAGCAGAGCAATCTATGATGCGTGCAACTCAACCCGATTTACTTTCTGGCGTGCTGGATGACCGGCTAGCAAAGGTTTTAAGAAAATATAAAAGACTTGGTGCGGAGATAGTAATAAAAAGATTTCCTGCTTACAAAACAACCTCTAATGATCTTCAGGCATGGATGGATATGATCTATCTTAAATATGGTATAAAGTTCGATCAAGCGATAGTGGACTATGCAGATTTGATGGGTGCAACTTCGGGTAGGACAGATGATGATAAAAGGATAAGTGATGTTTATGTTGATCTAAAAAATCTTGCCGCCGATCCTAGAAATAACCTAGAAACTATCTGGACAGCTTCACACGTAACAAGGGAGGGTGCAGAGAAAAGAAGAAAAACTAAATACGTAGCAAATGACCTTTCGAAGGCTATAGATAAAATCAGACACTGCGACCTTGCAATAGGTTTACAGGAAACAGATGAAGAGGTTGAAGCCGGAGTTATGAGAGCTGAGGTAATGGATGGGAGAGAAACTATAAGAAATGCTCATGCACTATTTTGGATTGATATTGCTTTGCAAAATCTTAGAGAGTTTACTAAAGCAGAATTAAATGAGTATCATACCCAAATAGGATATGAAACTAAAGAGAGAAAAACAACTGTAGTAAAAAAGAAAAGTGACCTATGATGAAGGAATATAATAAATCTATAAAAGGTAAATTGTTTAAATATTTCAAGGAAAGGCTGAATACAAAATCATCCACAAAAGGGTACGAAAGGTGTGATTGTATATTTTGTGGGGGTAAATATACTTTCGGTATAAATATCTTTAGCAATAGGACCCACTGTTTTAAATGTGGCACAGAGATGAGTCCTATACAATTGTTAATGGAAATCCAGGGGTTTGATAAATTAAACCAAGCTTATAATTTTCTTAAGGTACAACAAGAATACACTGCCTATGACTCTATGCTAAAGCATGTAAAGGTAGAAGAGAAACAAGTAATACTACCGGAGAGCTTTAGTCTTATATCTATATCTAATAGCAAATTGGGAAATGCTGCCCAAAGATATATGAGGGGAAGGGGATTTGATTTAGATGAATTAGCTTTAAGGGGAGTAGGGTACTGCACTTCGGGTAATTATGGGGGATATATAATATTCCCCTTTTATGTAGCCAGTGTATTGAGATTCTTTCAGGGGAGAAGGTTTACAGCGTATGGTACAAAGATGAAGAATCCCAATGAAGAAGAGTTTGGTATAGGTAAATCAAAGATAGTCTATAATTCGGATGCTCTATTTATATATGATGAAATAGACCTGGTTGAAAGTATTACTAATGCTCTTACCTTAGAAGAAAACTCCGTTGCAATATTAGGTAAGAGTGCTTCTGATCATCAAATCTCAAGGATCATATCTTCCCCCTGTCAAAAAGTAAATATAATCTTAGACCCCGATGCAATAGATAAAGCGGTTGATCTGGGGCTTAAGATAGTAAATTTTAAGGATGAGATAAAATTGGTAGAATTACCCAAAGACAAAGATGTTAATGATATAGGGAGAAAGAAAACCAATAAGATAAAATATAGTAGCCCGGTTTTAAAATATAAGGATTTAATTAAACTTAGGAATAATGTTAAAGAGAAGTCCATCGATCCACATTACAGTAGGCCATCTTCGTACAGTACTTTCAGAGGTGCTAGGTGACTTATCTATAAGCAAAGTAGAATTAGATAAACTAGCAATAACTATAGCGCTGAAGGTACGGAGTAAATCATTAACTCATAGATCAATCACAGTTAGCAATAATAAATTGGTTCATAAGGTTGCACAGGTACAATCTTCAGTCCGCTCAGATGCAGGATTATTCTCCGGTATACTAACATTGAAGAGAAGGCAATTAAAACATAGGGGTATAATTAGTATTAATGCTTCAGATAGGGATTGGTTATTATTAAAAGAGGTATGTGGCCTTGCTACAGAATTTGTAAATGAATTCGGCCTTGATAAAAAAAGGGGGTATGATAGGTATATTCAATTAGCTTTAGCAAAGATGAAAAACTATTCCCTTAATAAATTTAAGTCTATGCACCCTTCTATTTGCAAAGAATACGAAGCTATCCAGGAAATAGAATTAGATGATAAGCCACAGAAAACTGCAGAGATGGAGGAGATATTTCTTGCAATGGTTGCTGAGAGAACGGGTTGGAGTAAAACCTATAAAGAAGATAGTCCGGAGAAATATGCCTATTTTGTAAAGGCAAGAAAGGAAGCAGAGTCATTCAATGTGAGTTTAAAGGTATATATAGCTTCTCAATTCTCTTGGTTTGATTCCGTGCTGCATACAGTTCCAGACCCAGTACAATTAGTGGGGGTTAAAGCAATAGAGAGGTTACAAAAATATTGCTATGAACAAAATATAAAAATGGGCAAGGCAGCAAATAAGAAATCTATTGACTGGGGTAAAATTAAAAACCATGGTTAGAGTAATCCTTTATAACAATAAATCTCAGATATTAGCAGACGCTAAAATTCTTTACAAGTTAAGAGAAACCTATAAGCTGCGTGCAAAAGGTACGTTTTTTAATCCCCTTGTAAGACAAGGTAGATGGGATGGATGGGTAAGATATATATCAGAAGTAAATGGGCTTATATCCACTGGATTACTTCATGAAGTATTACCTATCCTTGATGAATGGGAAATAGATTATACCATTGAGGATAGAAGAAATAGTTTTAGAGCAGTAGGAGTACCCGATGATTTAGCTGGAGATAAATTAAGACCTGATCAGGCAGAGGTAGTAAACAAGGTTATAGAGAATAGGTTAAAGGGAGTAAGGTTTATAAGAGGTATGATAGATGCAGCTACAAACTATGGAAAGTCTTACGTTATTGCGGGTATATTTAAAAGCTTTGCTGGAAAAAGGAATGGCGCTTTATTAATACATTCTAAAACTATATTTGTCCAATTGGTTGATGATCTTAAAAAATTAATGCCCGATGAAGTTGGAGAGATAAGTACAAGGAAAGTAGATATAAAAAGGTTTAATGTCTGCATGGTACAAACAGTGCAAGCTAGAATTAAAAAGGACCCAGCAATAAAAAGATTTTTAAATACCTGTGATATATGCTTGGTAGATGAGGCCGATGAAGGAACAAGTGCTGCCCACAAAACTTGTTATAAAGAGTGTGAGAATGCTTCAGTTAGAATAGGATTAACTGGTACAGCTGAGACAGCTAAAGACCCCGTTAAAAGAAGAGAGATCATATCATTCTTTGGGCCTATAATAGTAAAGATAACCAATGCTGAAAATATTAAAGCAGGGGTATCTACTGTCCCAAAGGTAAGTATATTTAATGGTAATAAAAGCACGGAGGATTATAGAAGCTATCGGGTAAATTACACAAAACTAATTATAGAGAATAGGCAACGCAATAAAAAGGTGTGGAAGAGGATTGCTAAAAACGTAAAAAGAAGAAGATGGCCTATATTGGTAATGCTTAAAGAAAGAGTGCATGCTAAGCATATGATTAAAGTAATGCCCAAGGAATTAAATGACCTTAATGTAAAATACATATTCCATGATACTCCAGATAGAGAAGAAGTTATTAAGGATTTTTCTCAGGGCAATCTTCATGTAATGTTTGCAGGCTTCTTTATAAAAAGGGGAAAGAATATGCCCTTAATGAAAGCTTTGATAAATGCTGCTGGGGGAGATTCAGAAACTAATCTGTTGCAGATACTTGGAAGAGCACTTAGAAAACATAAAAGTAAGAAAAAAGTATACGTGGAAGATTTCTATGACGAGGACGCTAGCAAGAACCATAATTTAAGAAGGCATAGCAAACATCGCATTGCCTATTATAAGAAGCAGAAGATTGAGGTTGTGGAATATTACAAGAAAGGGAAGACTATTAAAAAATAAACAATGGCAAAAAGAAAACCTAGAAATAAAATGGCAAAGAAAGTAAACGTATTATTTCCCATTTCGTTAGAGGAATTTGGAACTGAGAATGATCCCTGCTTTGGTAAATTAAATGATCCTAGAGCTTCAGAATGCCAAAGTTGCGGAGATTGTGAAGTATGTGCTATTGTTCAATCCCAGAACACTCATTTAAAGAGAGCAAAGGTAGAAGCAAAGAAAAAGTTCAAAGACCTTGAAGAGGTTAATATATTAAAAAACCAAGATCGTAAGGAGGTAAGAAAGAAAATAAAGAACACTGTAAGAAAATGGTTGAAAGGGGGAAGACCTATGGAGATTGATAATCTTATAAGCAGCGTACACTCAGCTATACCAGAATCTAAAAAATTATACCCATCTAAGAAATTGAAAAGCCTGCTAATTAAACTCCCTGAGAAGAGTGAACATATCACCTATAATGAATCCAAAAACATTCTACTATGGAAATGATTCCCACAGCAACAATCCAAGAAGGATTCGGAAGTATCTTCAGCAGGAAGATAGCTCTGATGGACCTACTTATTTCTAAAGATAAGTTAGTGTCATACCCTATAAGCCTATCCAATAAAAAAGGTCAACAAACCATCAGGGAGATGATGGGATACTTTATAGAAGAGCTTGCTGAGGCCCATGAGCAAGTACAATATATGTACGAATCCATGTCGGTAAATATGGAGAGCAAGGCTATAGAGTACCATGGTAACTTTCACGAAGAAATTGCGGATTGCTGGGAATTTATTATTGAGATCCTTATATACTCCGGTATAGATTATCCATCACTTGTAAGTTATTACCAAACCATGGTAGATGTAGAAAATACACATAACCTATGGGATGGCATATTCTTTATGAATCATGTTTGGAAAGTTGCTGAAATAAGAAATGAGAGCAGTTGGTTAGAAAACCCCGATAGAAGAACCCAGTTCTATATAAAAAATCCAGACCCAATGTGCAATGGCATGAGAGGAGTAAATATATCCACTATATTGCATATGGGTAATTATTGCTGGGAGATAACCTCAAAATTAATGAGAGCAAGGAACCAGCTTAAAGCTAAACCTTGGAGGGAGTCAATCGTAAAGGTGGATATAAATAACTACCATCAATTGCTTATGGAGGCATTCCAAGATTTTATGGCATTAAATGTATGGCTTGGACTGACTCCAGCTTCTGTATTGGAGCAATATAAAAGGAAAAATGATATTAACATAAACAGACAAAAAACAGGATACTAATGGTAATAAAGCAACATTACTTCCCCACTCTGCAAGCTGCATGGGAAGGATTAAATGAATACCTAGCAAATAATGAGGCAGAGATTAGGAAGTCAGGGGGAGGAACATATGGAACAGAGATGGTTGCTTATAATACCTTCGTATCAATTGGAAAGACTTGGGTAGACCCTAAGTTTAATTTTGGAAGGGTATTGGGCTATAGGAATAAAAAGTGGTCAAAGCTTATAAATAACTATGTTAACTTTGACTACCTTGACCTTATAAGAAGCGAGGTAAGGGATAGAGAGAAAAAGAAGGCAAAGAGTTATAATCATACCTACCATTTTGATAACTCCCATGGTTCTGGGAAGGATTGTCTTATATCATTAACTTTCATGAGGAAAGTAACTGATGATAATCCCACGGTTATTTATAATACCAGGGCCTCTGAAGCAACAAAAAGGATGATATTTGATTTTCTTTTAATCCAAAGAATGGTCGAATATGTTTATGGGGAAGGAGTAACTGTGGAGATGGTTGCGTTCATTCCCTTTATGTTTATAAACGTAGAAGCCTTTCTTATATACATGGCCTGGAAGGGGAAAGATGCTGTAGTAGTTCCCCCTAAGGAAGGTTATTCAAAATTCCAACAACGGCTAGTATCAAAATATGATGAGTTCTCAACCCGTGATTTAAACTCAATTAAATATAAGGTCCACAAGAGAGCAGCAGCCCAGGTGCAAAAAGACAAAAACGGTAATCCTATATCTGGAGCTCCAGATTTATTTGCAAAGGATTTAAAGTTTGATAACAAACGTATTAAATTAGTGGCAGTAAGTAAAATAGAAAAATTAAACGAAGGCATTGCTATTTAATAATACTATAATATTCCTACTATGTACCTTGATAAAGCTATACAGAAAACAGCCCATACCTTAATTAACACAGGCTATGATATTACTACAGAGAAATGGCAGGGAGTAGATAATCCCCCTGCTATGTGGGAATCCTTAAACGTAGTATTAAATTCAGTAATGCCACAAACACCTGGGGAATTAACCAGGCTAGTAAAACCAAATTTACCCTGGGCAGAAAATCATTTTAGAGAAAGAATATCGGGTAAACCCCTTAATCCGGGAAACGAATACAAGAATTGGCCTTATTATAAGAGAGATGCCGAGATGCGTACTGAGGGAGAAAAATTTACTCACTCATACATGGAGCGGTTTTGGCCAAAATATGCGGGGGGTAAATTTGCAGAAAATGATCCCGATGCAACAAAATATTACAAAGAAAAAAATTATGACCCCAATAAAGGCGTAAGGTATACTCTGGGTGATTTCAATGATCTGTTAATATTACTTAAAAAAGAACCACATACCCGCCAAGCATACCTCCCAATTTGGTTTCCAGAGGACACAGGAGTAGTGCACGGAGGTAGAGTTCCCTGCTCTTTGGGATACTATTTCATTATGAGAAGGGGATATTTACATTTAAACTACTACATTAGGAGTTGCGATTTTTTAAGACATTTTAAAGACGATATATACATGGCAGTAAGGTTAGCTCAGGAGTTATTAAATCAACTAAGGTATTTAGATAATAGCTGGGATGATGTTGAGTTAGGAACATTCAATATGTATATAGGTTCACTCCATATATTTCTACAGGAACTAAATATTGTAAAGAAAAGATATGAACCAGACATTCAACACAGATAGAATAGAAAGGGCAATACTTAATATGAGTATTGCCTTTTTGGTTTCTAAGAGGGGCACTTGCCAAAGAGCAAAAGTAGGATGCGTTATAACCCAAGATAAACGGATAGTTGCTACAGGGTATAATGGGCAAATATTAAATGCTGGAGAGTGCAGGGATATATGCGATATAACTATAGGTTGTAAGCATGCTGTACATGCCGAGGCCAATGCTATTGCATTCTCTGCTAGGTTGGGTATTAGTTTATTGGGAAGTACACTATATTGCACCCATCAACCATGCTATGAGTGCGCTAAAATAATTATACAGGCTGGTATTAACAAAGTATATTATTGCTTACCTTATAGAATAACCGATGGTATACATTTATTATCTGAAGCAGGGATAGAGCTAAATTCAATTAACTATGAGTCAATTAAAAATCATATCATCCCATAAGCAGGTTAAGCAATTAATTAAATACTGTAAGCAGACAGGGTATGCCTCTGTCGATTTTGAAACATCAGATAAGCGGTATTGGATAGATGAAGAGTATCCAACAATATTGGGGGTATCTTTTCAAATTGGGGGAGCTTGGATAATACCACTAAACCATTTTGAAAGTCCTTTCCGGGATAAATCTAAGGGGGGGGATGGTAGTTGGAAGAAATTACTAAAATTATTCGGAAAAGAGGTAGTAGAAAACCCAGATATAGTTAAGGTAGCTCACAACCTAAAGTTTGAATACAAATGGTTTTTACGTTATGGTATCCAAATGAGGGGAAGGTTATTTGATACCATGCTTGCAAAATACCTTCTTGATGAAGAAAGACCCCATGATTTAAAAAGTTTAGTACAGGTATTATATCCCCAATATGCTCATTATGAAGATGAGTTAGATAAAAATTTACCTTGGGACAAAAAGCCCATGAAAACATTAGCTCCTTATTGTGGGATAGATACTGATCTGGAGTTACGAATAATGTGCTACCTGGAGAGAAGGCTAATGAAATTGGGTTTTTATAATCTATTTCGTAACCTTCTTATGATGTCCTCCCGGGTATTAGCAGAATCTGAGTATTATGGAATGGTGGTAGATAGGCCATATCTGGAGGGATTAGTTGGAAAGTATAATACCCTTATAAAGGAATGTGAAGTAAAGTTAAGGCAAAATAAGAAGGTATTACTATACGAAAAAACCTGGAGGCAGGATTTTAAACATAAATTAATTGATAAAGAAAAGTGGGAGATAAAAAATATCCAAAATGGTTTATCAGGAGATGGTAAATCAAAACTAGCAGAGAGGTCAAATCCTGATAGTCTGATAAAAAACAGGCAAATAAAAATACAAAATATACTTGAAGGGAAATTTAATACTAAGGATGCTGAGAAATATAAGGAGGGATTAAACTTTGGTTCTCCACAGCAATTAGTACCATTCTTTTACACCTCTGAGTTTGGATTGAAATTTAAAATAATAGATAAAACAGATTCGGGTAATCCCAGTACAGCAGAAGAAACTCTGCTCAAGTATTTAAAGAAAGATAAGACAGGAGTAATTAATACATTATTAGAATTAAGGGGACTAGAAAAGCTGCAATCTACGTATATACGCGGAATGTATGAAATACTCACAGACGATAATAGAGTACACGGTACTTATAATATTCATGGTACTGTAACTGGGAGGTTAAGTAGTTCCGACCCCAATATGCAGAATATCCCGAGGGTAACAACTAATCCCGATGTAAAGAGGATGTTTATTGCCCCAAAAGGAATGCTTATATTGGAGGTAGATTATTCCCAAGCAGAACTTCGTATAGTTGCAGAGGTAGCACAGGATGAGGCTATGCTCGATATCTTCAAGAGGAATTATAATATCCACGTTGCAACCGCTTGTAAGAAGAATAAAGCATTAGATAGGTATGAAGAAATAAAGAAGATACTAAAGGACGAGGACCATCCAGATTGGTTATTCTGGACTAAAGAGAAAAAGAAGGCAAAGACGATTAACTTTGGTATATTATATGAGCAGGGGGATGAAATGCTTGCTGAGGGCATGGGAGTTACAGTGGAAGAGGCAAAAGAGTTCAAAGAGGAATGGTTTAAGATGTTCCCCGGAGTTGCAAAATGGATGAAGGAGCAGCATAAAGCAGTAGTAAGGGATGAACATGTTAAATCATTATGGGGAAGAAAAAGGAGATTATATAATATAACCCACCCGGAGAAATGGGCTAGAGCTGAGGCTTTAAGACAATCAGTAAACTGTCCAATACAATCAGCTGCCTCAGATTTTACACTATTCTCCACTGTAGTTCTCCGGGAGATGATGCAGAAAGGAGAAATACCCTATATGCAACAATGCTACACGGTGCATGACTCCATAGGTTATTACATAAAACCAGAACTTCTCGATAAAGTAGTACCCATTATAACTAAAGTATGTGGTAACCCACAAACGATGGAATACTTTGGATTTGAACTAAAAGATGTATGGATGAAAGTATCACCAGAGGTTGGTGCATCTTGGGGAGATTTAGAGGAATGGGAAAAGGGGAAAGACTATTCACATTTATTAAATAAAAACTATGTATCACGCAAGCAGAAAGGATTACATAAAGCTCCTACCAGTGCTAACTGAGGCATTTGATTATACAATGGATTTTTGGAGATCGGGTATGATGCACCTTCCCCCTTTGTTAATAAGAGAGCTGGACGGAATGAGTCCGGGAATAATAATGCCTAATAGAATGGGTAGTGATATTGAAATATACTGTCGTAATATTTATAACTTTTGCTTTACAGTTTGGGGATATAACAAAGAGGGATTTGAACGATGTGAGCAAGCTGCTATAGCAAGGGTAAAAGCAAAAGTAGATTATTTATGTGGGGCTGCTAATAGTAAAATTAATTACGAACATAAACTTAAATAAATGAAAGTAGTAATGCTTGGTTCATCAGGAGCCGGAAAGACAACATTAGCAAAAGCAATTGCTGAGAAATTAGGACTCCAATACGTGGAGAACTCTGCTGGGCTTATCCTAACTAAGGAGGCAAAGAATACTTTGAAGCAAAGGTATGATTACTTTGGAGATGCTGGACAGGTGGGAGTAATTAATAAGTCTGCAGCTGAGCCCCAATTCGGAGTAGATTTTCAGGAGTGGATATTAACAAGTAGGTCTGAGATATTGGAGATGAACCAGAATATTATTTTGGATAGATCCCCATTAGACCCCGTAGTATTCTGGTTGAATCAAGTAGTACATAATACTACTCAGGGAGAAACAACTGAATTTATTACCAGGTGCTTCAGAGCGATGGTAGAAAGTGGGGTTACTCACGTAATAAGAGTGCCCCTGCAGAACCCCAATGAGGAGATTGAAAACAATGGTAGTAGATGCCACAATTGGTATTTCCAGAAAAAAATAGATCTACTCTTTGATCTGGTATTAGATTGGTTTAATGGTTGGAAGAATAGTGATCAAGTATTCATGGTAAATAATGAAAAACCCATGATAAGAACTCACTACGTTAATACCTGGGATTGGGAAAACAGGTTAAAACAAGCATTATACTTTTTGAATAAGGATGCTATTTAATTTATATGAGTAACTTAGGTAAATATAAAGCAAGTAACCTTAACATTGTTAGAATAAGATGGGAAGGGGAGATAATTAAATTCAACCTATACGAAGAGGTTGCAATCAGTGAAGCAATGATTGCAAAGGAGATTAAATATCAACCTGCTCATTACGCTTTTCTATTACGTCTGCATAAAAAACTCCTAACCCGGTTTGAAGATTTAAAATTATCCCAGAAGAAAATATATAGTGAATTATTTTTAGAAGCCAAGATGGGTAGTAATGGGGGAAGACCAGCAAATGATGATGTTTGTAAAGCCCGTTCATTATCTGATGAAAGGTATATAAAAATATCAAAACAATGTATATCTGCACGGGATGATGCTGATACTATATATGCCTGCGTAAAGGCATTTGAACAAAGGAAAGATTTATTGCAAACATTATCTTCCAATATAAGGAAGGAAGCATTTTAAAAGTAACCTTAAATAAAAATATAAAATGGCAAAACAATCATTAAGGGAGAAACTCCTGGATAAACAAAAGAAATTAAAAGAAAAGGGTCAAGGTGGAAGTATGATCTTCTTTAAAGAGGGTGTTACACGCTGGAGGCCAGTACCAGTGGGAGACGGAGAATCTGATTGGGGATTTGAGGTAATGTACGTTTACTTAAATAAAGAGTTGGGTGGCTATATTTCTCCCAAAACTTTTGGGGGCAAGGATGCCTACATTGAAGAATGGGAGCAAATGAAGGGAGCAAAGGACGAAGATGATAGAGCATTTGCTAAGAAAATGGCCCCAAAGAAACGCTACCTTGTTGCAGGGGTAAAATACAAGGATGAAAAGGGCCAGGAGATCGACGAGGAGATGGGAGTTAAATTAGCTCTATGCTCTGGGGGATTATACAACGAAATGATAGACCTTTTCCTTGATGAGGATGATGCCGGGGATTTTACAGATCCAATAAAGGGATACGATCTTAAAACAAAAAGATCAGGTAAAGGTCAATTTGATACCGAGTATCATATCATGAAATGTAAACCTAGTAAATTGCCCAAAAAATTCAGGGGTCCCTATAACCTGGAAGAAATGATAAAGGCTGTAATTCCTACGTATAAACAAACAAAAGAATACCTGGAGAAATTCCTGGGTGGTTCAGCAGAAGAAGAAGAAACTGTGGTTAAGAAAAAGAAAAAGAAGAAATCACCAAAGGGGGATCTTTAATTTAAAAATCTTAACTAACACGGACAAATGGCAACAAAAAGAGAAGTAGGAATTATACTTGATGATGCTTCATACAGAAGGAGATATCCCGATGTAAAGATGGCATCTGATATGTTCAAATCACTAGAAGATGTTTTAAGGTTACCTAGTAGAATACTGGCCCTCAATAATTTAATTGGGGGCGGTATTCCATGGGGTTCAATCATGGAAATATATGGAGAAGAGAGCACTGGTAAAAGTTTATTAGCTACAGATTTTGCAGCAGTAGCCCACTCATTAGGGGGAGTAGTACTATGGGATGATGCTGAGGGAACATTTGATCCTTTCTGGGCAGCTGCCCATGGATTAGACCCCACAAAAACTGAGATTTATCCCGAAAACATAATTGAGAATATAAGTGATTGGGTGGCAGACTCTGTAGTAAAATGGAGAGCAAAGCTAACTAATAATGAACCTATATTATTAGTAGTAGATTCTACAGCAGCTGTTGATACCATGGATAACATAAATTCTTCTCAGGCAGATGCCAAGGCAGAGATGGGTAATAGAGCAAAAGCAATATATAAAATGCTCCGGGTAAGGAATAAATTATTCCAGAAGTATGGAGTATGTGTTATATTTATTAACCAGCTTCGTAAGAAAGTAGGAGCCTCTAAATATGAGGACCCCGATACTACCCCCGGGGGAGATGCAATGAAATTCTTTGCTTCAATAAGGTTGGGTATTTATAGAGGTAAGAAAATAGAGGATGAAAATGAAGAGCTTGTTGGGCACATGGTATGGATTAGAGTAAAGAAAAATAAAACTGCTCCACCCAAGAAAAGGATACTGGCAGAAGTATACTTTGTTGATTCTAACGGAAAATTAGGATATAGTAAATATAAACATCTCTGGGAAGCCTTAGTTGTAAAGGGAACCATTAAAAGGAAGAATGCTCGATTTTATTATAAGGGAGAGCAAATAGCTCACGGAGATGCAGCTATGGAGAAAGTTATAGCAACTAATATAGAACTACGAAAGAAACTTATTAAAAGAGCAGGAATAAATACTGTATCCACTATAAGAGAAAAGCTGGATGCTCTTAAAGTAAATAGGTATCCAGTAAATATGAAAAAGAAAAAAGATAAAAAACAACCAGAAGATGAAGCTGAGTAAATCTGAACCCCCTTTAGCTCTCATAATAGACGGAGATAACTTGGCACATGCTGCATTATATTCCTATAAAAGGTTATCATACAAGGGTAAATCTACCTCCGTTATATTTGGTTTACCTTCAATGCTTAGGCCCCTGGTAACACAAACCAATGCCGATAAACTAATTATATGCTGGGATGGTAAAAAGCACCAAAAGAGGCTGGAACTTAATCCCAAGTATAAATCTCACAGAGAAGAAAAACGGGACCCAGTACTAAGGGCTGATTACTTCCGGCAGAAGTTTGCAGTAATGAGGTATTTTAAATTGCTGGGAGTATGCCAAGCTTATGATGAGAATATTGAGGGGGATGACATGGTTTACTTGGTGAATAAAAAAATGCTTCGTAAAGGGTATAATACTAAGATAATATCTGGTGATAAGGATATGGAGCAATTAATATCTAAATATACCACAGTATATAATCACAGAGAAAAATTAACACTGGTACCTGGTAAACTTTATGAAGCTTACAGAAGTATAAAGGAAACACAGATAGTAGATTATATATGCTTAACCGGAGACGACTCTGATGATATAGAAGGCTATAGAGGAATAGGCCCAGTAAATGCAGTTAAATTCCTTAATCAGCATGGATCTATTGAATTATTCCTGGGAAGTAAAAAAACATTTGGCAGCATTGACAAAGATAAACTTGCTGCCCTTTATAAAATAAATAAACCCCTTATAGATTTAGCTGTATTTAATAAGAAATATAATAAAGGAATTAAAGCTACCTTCTATAAAGGTAAGTTTTGTCCTAAATATAATGAGCTTAAATACCTTGCATTTTGCACTAAGTATGGGCTTAAAACTCAACTCACTAAACAATTCATAAATACTTTTAACAATGGCAAAAGTTGAAATCGAGAAATTATCATTATTTGGAGACAGGGTTTTAATCCTGGCTGATGCAGAGGAAGAGAGAACAGCTTCGGGTTTATATCTTCCTAAGAAAGATAAGGATGCTGAGCCCCCAAGAACTGGTACAGTTAAAGCAATTGGGGATGAAGTAGAAACCCTGGAAGTGGGGGATAGAGTAATGTTCGGTAAGTACGCCGGACAGGACTTTGAAGAAACACTGGGAGATAAGAACCTTCTTATAATGAGGGCTCCCGATGTAATAGGTTTAATTAAGGACTAAATTTATTAAAAGGGGATAGGTAAAACTATCCCCTTAGTGTTTAAATATATACCAATGAGTAAATTAGTAGCCATTGCTTTCTCCGATATTCATATCCACAAATTTAAAGCATTTGCCCCTACGGGAGTTGAAAGATTACACTGGAGCCTAGAAGCCCTAAAAGAGATATTTGATATTGCTAAAGAGAAGGAAGTTCCTATACTATTTTGTGGTGATTTACTTCATGACCCAAAAGAAGTAGAGAACTATACTATGAGTCAAACCCAATTTATAATGAACGCTTATTTAAGTAATGGTTCTTTAAAAGTATATGCTATATCGGGCAATCATGATATGTCTGAGAAAAATTCAATAACCAACTCCTCCCCCACTCATTTAGATAGCTTCACTCAGTATGAGGGCTTTATAAAAATGGATAATGCCCGGATGTCAACAAATAAGTTAAATATAACGGGCATACCCTATTATAATAGTGAAAAGGATTTAATAAAGAGGATTAAAGAAGAAAAAGAATACTTAAAAAGATTCCCTCAAAGTAAGCTGAGTAAAAAATTAAAGATATTAATGCTCCATAATGACATACCCGGAGCTAAGACTCCCACCGGCCAGGAGATTGGAGATTGTGAAATACCAAAGGATTTAGACAAATTTTTTAAAACCTGGGATATAGTATTATGTGGTCATATACATAAACCACAGAGAATATCTCGTAAAGTATATATGCTGGGTTCCCCAATACACCAAACAGCGGGGGATGAAGCTAATGAGATGGGTTATTGGGAAGTATATTCCAATGGTAAAATGAAGTTTATCCACATGGATAGATACCCCAAGTTTTGGAGTATAGATGAGGATCTTGCTGAGCAGGCCAAAGACCAACTAGAATGTGAAGGAAGGATGGATGATTATATTATTCCCATTGCAAGAGAGGAAGATGGCAGGGATGATGTGGAAGAAACATCGGTATATGCTGCTAACAGCAGAAGGAAGGATTTAGCTAAACAGTACTGCAAAGATAAAGGTATTAAAGATAAAAACAAAATCCGTAAACTTATTGAAGTCTTAGAAAATGAGTAAGGTAATTATTAAAAAATTAAAGGTAGAAGGTTTTGGTTCATTAAAGGAATTAAAATACGGGTTTGATAGACAGGGATTATCTACTATTACCGGTGAAAATGGAGTAGGTAAAACGTCTATTATAAATGCTCTTACCTGGTGTCTGTATAAGCAACTTGTTAAACCAGGTGCAAGTATAACTCCCTGGGCCTCTGTAATGGATGAAGATTTTATTGGAACAAGAGTAAGGCTTGAGTTGGAAAGGGATGGGATTAAATATGAAATAATTAGGTGCCATGAGTATCAGGGTAAAGTATTGGGGGTTAAGGGTAAGAATAGATTAGTTCTTATGGTTAATGGAGAGCAATCTCCGTTAAGGGATAAGGATGATATCCAGAAGGAAATAAATAGTATAATGGGTGCAACATTCACTCTATTTAAATCCTCTGCAATGTTTGGGCAGAAAATGAAAAGGCTTATAGAGGAAGATGGCCCCAATAAAAAGAAAGTATTTGAAGAGGCATTTGAAATATCCTTTATAAGTAAAGCAAAGGAAAAGATTGAAAAGAAGTTACCCCAATTAATTAAGGAAGTAGAGGTATCAACTAATGCTGTAAATCAATATAAATCAGAATTAACTACACTAAAGGATAACCTTAATACAGCAGAGAAATTAGGAGAGAAAGAGAAATTGGATTGGAAGGATAAATTAAAAGACCTAAGATCAAAGATTGAAGAGGCTAAAGAAAAATTAAGCAATATACCCAATATAGAATCGTTAAAAGAACAAAGGAATGAACTAAAATCAAAGGTAAGTGAAGGATTGGGTAAATTATCAAAGGCAGCTAATGATGAATTTAAATTAAATATGTCTCTGAATACTCTAAAGGGAGACGTTGAAAGGATGGGATTAAATTTATCTGAATGGAGAAATAAGTATAAAAATACCCCAAAAAAATGTTATGAGTGTGGGCAAAAGCTAAGTAGTAATTATGTTAAGGAATATAAAGAGAAAATAAAATCCGAATTAACTAAAGCTAAGAAGGCTTACATTAAATATTCCCAAGTAGTAAAGGAGGAACAAGGTAAATATGATAGCATAGTAAATGAACTTTCTAGTTTAAAAGCAAAAGTAGATAAAATAAATCTTAATATAGCAGAGAAAATAAAGAAACTAGAAAGCTCTATAGATGCCTATATGACAGAAAGAGCTACGTTAAAGGAGAAGATAGCTTATGCTAAGGAGCAATTAGCCCAGACAAAAGCTAACCCCCCCTCATATACAAAGGAAACTATTACCTCATTAAAAACATCAATTGAGGATATAACTGCTAAATTATTATTTGCCGAAGATACTTTAGAAAGAGCTATAAAGGAATTAGACCTACATAAATGGTTAGTAAAAGAACCCTTATCTAACTCTGGATTAAAGGCCTATATATTTGATGCCATGCTTGGTAACTTAAATAGAGGACTAAAGAAATATGAAAGGGCAATAGGATTCAGGGTTAATGTGGGGATAAGATTAGATAATTATAATAAGGACTTTGTAATTAAGATATATAAGAACAAGGAAGAAATACCTTATGCTGATCTTTCGGGTGGACAGCAACAATTAGCAAACGTTGCTCTTGCATTTGCATTAGATGATGTAACAAACCAAACAAATATAGTTATAATGGATGAGGTATTTGAGTCTATTAGCAGGAAGAACGTTGAGATAGTATCCGATATGATACAACAGAAAGCAAGGTATAAATCTACTCATATAATAACCCACCAAGCTTCATTTAACCCAAGCAATTCTTATCAGCGTATACTGGAACTAAACGAAAAAGGTCAAACAGTAGTAACCTCCAAGCTGGCGCAGAACTAGCAGCCCGTACAATACTCAGTTGCGGCTGGGTACTATTACTTATAAACCCATCTATGAACTCAAGGAATAAGGGTAATAGGAATGAAAGAGTGGCTGCGGGGGAGCTAACAAAATGGACAAAAAGGAAATTTGAAAGGACCCCATCTTCGGGGGGCTTACAATGGAAAGCATCTTTCTCAAAGGGGGATGTAGTTTGTACGAAGGAAGGACATGTCTTTCCTTTTTGTGTAGAAGTAAAAGCACACAAAGAAATTGATTTCTCCCATCTAATTACCCCGGGCATAAAGAATGTAAAAATATTAGATTTCTGGGAACAATGCAGAAGAGATGCTACAGCTTGTAAGAAAGTACCCCTTCTTCTTATGAGGTACGATAATATGCCTAAAGCTTTTTTCTTTGTAGGATTGCCGGAGAGTTTTTATAGAAAGGTACATAATACAGTACAAGCAAAAATAACCCTAAGATATTATGATTGGGTAAATAATAAGTTTATAGTATTTATACGATCGACTGATTTATTCAGTGCATCATATTCAGAGATAAAACAGATTGCTAAAAGTTACCTTAAAACCCAAATGTAATGCAACAGGATTTAAATTACTATTGCTGGGTAGTTGCTTATATAGATACTACCTTTTTATCAAAGGTTCAAAAGGAACTGGACCGCTATTCTGAATATGCGGAAGTAGAGGCATACATCCCAACTGTAAAAGTTTTAAAGAAAACCTTCAAAAAAGAAAACCATTTCGAAGAGGTACCTTTATTATTTAATTACGGCTTCTTTAAAATCCCCAGAAAATTCGCTGTTCACCAGAACTACCTTGACCAGATGCAGAAAAATATTAGCTGCATCTTTGCCTGGGTTAAGGATCCATTAAAGGCAATAAAGAGTCAAAGAGATGCCAATGCCGGAGATTCTCATATACCAGTAGCAACTGCCACACCTTTGGAAATAACCCAATTAATCAAGGCTGCAACCAGTAATTCATTACATGGTAGTGAAAGTATTAACCAGCTTAAACCGGGTATGGTAATAACCTTAAGAGGCTACCCATGGGATGGTATGCAAGCAGAGATAAAAGAAATATATCACAAAAAGAAGAAGGCTCTAGTAAATGTAAAGATATTTGATATGAACCGCCCAGCAGTAGTATCATTTGATAATATCTTTTTCACTATATACCATAACGAAAGTATGCACAATGATGCAGTAGGCTTCGGAGATAGCTTAGATGCCTTTGCTGATAATAAAACGTTGGACAAAAAACTTTTTAAACATGGCAGAAATGAACCCGATGGCATGGGAGATACTGGACAAGGATGAGAAGATGGCTATAACCCTTCAATTGGGCTATGATAAATCTTCCTGGCAGTCAGGTGAGATAATGAATAAGAGCCACTACAAATACCTTGAAATTAAGGACAGAGCTAAGAGATTTCTTAAACTCTTTACTGAGCATTTTGAACTTTACCTAGAATTAATACCAGATTATATTCCCGGTAACAAAGAAATAATTGCCTATTTCAAATTAGCAATGGGGCAAAGGATGGATGTTAGTAATATTCACTCAGTTCTGGATAACCAGTTCGGGAGGAGTATAAAGAGAAGCAGGAACGCTATGATAATAGAACAGATGAATAAATGGGAAAAGTCTGGAGATGCCCATCAATTAAGTATCTACCAACTTATAAAAGAGTTTGATCGGTGGAATAACTTTCGTATACTCCCAAAAGATATACAAGAACCAAGTGGTTTTAAAAGGCGTAATAAGAATATGCACAAGAGAAATATTAGGTTGGCTACATCTCTTCCTGATATTGCTTTAAAGCATATAGAGAAAAATTTTAAGGGTACAAAATTAAGCCACGTATATTTACCTATTGCAACAGTATCAGGAATAAGGAAAGTGGTAATGGTTACTAAAACTAAAGAGGTAATATCTTACCTGAGTACATTTGGCCTATATGTATTTGAGGATAAGGTTAAAGCTAAGGATTTTATGACTCTTATAGTAGAGTTCATTACTAAGCAAAATAAAAGTTGTAAAGAAGGATTAGAATTTTGGCCAAAGTATAGAGAAGCTATCCCTGCAGCCTACAACCATGATGAAGTTCAGAAAATAAGTCCTACACGTAAATACCACATCCTTTCTCAGGAAAACCTTAAAAAACCCAAAGAATTATTGTAACCCCTGGGTTTAAATTTATTATATTTGCATTATCATTTAAATATTTATTCCTATGGGGAAAAAGAAATTCAGATATGAACCAGACGAAAGGAGTGTACATGATATAGTGAGCAGAGAAGTGCAGGGAATGCGACACAGGGATTTACAGAGGGCCTGCGTTATGAGGGGTATGCCATTTAAAGAAGTGGTAGAAGCAACAGACCCAGACCTTATTAATTGGTTTACTAAGCATTATCATGAGGGGCAAGATATGACAAGGCTGCCCGAATTTGATGCTTGGGTAGATTCAGAATTAAAAAGGGTGGGGGTAAAAGATGGGGATCCACTTTTCCACAGTTCTTTAAAACTTGGGTACTTTAAAGCGGACGATATTGAGGATAGTGAATTAAAACCCAAAAAGAATAAACAATCAGATACAGAGAAGCCTATCAAAGAGAAGAAAGATAAGAGAGTAAAAGATGAAGAAACAGGCATGGTAAAAGGAACAAAGAAAGCATTAACATATCAATGCTGCAGAGAAGGACTATCAGTAGCAGATACTTTAACTAGAGTGCTCGAAAGCTTCCCCGAAGCACAGCCTAAGAGCATTACAATATGGTTTAAAAGATGCCAGAAGGAATTGAAAGGATAGGTAAGTATAAAATATATAAGGATAAATACTACATCATTGATTTTTCAAATCTAATGGATGTTAAGGTATTAAATTTTTATTTCCTTAATAGAAGGGCTGCTCAAATAGCTGTAGAAGAAAATTTCCGAAGCAAGAAAAGGAAATATTACGCTGTTGTAAAAGGCTCAAAATTAACAGAGGAAATAAGAAATAATACCCAAAGAAAAATACCCCTATTCACAAAGTATAGCTATCCTGTAGATAAGGTTACTATGCAGGAACGTAAGACCTTCAGGACAGTTATGAGAAGGCGGCTTAGAAGAATGGGGATTTATACCAAAGTTAGGCCAAGAAAAAATATAGCCACAAAACCAGATTACATAAAACATATCCCCAATAAACAAAAGGTAGCTAATAGCCCCAATACAGTGGCAAAGGTAATACAAATCCAAAGAAAAAATCCAAAATATTACTACCTAATACTGGGAAAAGAAAAATCAACTAAGAAAGGGATGCTATTTATACTTAACTGCCTTAGGTTTGATAATAATTCAGGGAAATTAAAACAGGTAATGGTAAATGTAAAGAGGACTGATTTATTGATACCCTATTTAATATATGATTTGGAGGATTTGATACATAAGAAAATACAACAAAGTAATAACCATGAGTACTACAACAAGTTTGGTTTCAAAATGGTTGAAAGTAAAAAGAAATAGAAGTAAATTATATAGGTTATGGTGGGAGACAGGATCATTAGACTCAACACCCGAATCCGATAGGGTGGGCTTAAAAGTTTATGGGGAAATGGACGCTGGGAAATATATCCTAGCAATGAGGGCTTTATTAAGGAAGGAATTAAATACATCTGTATTTAATCATAATGTGGCAAAGTATTATCCCAAATATATTAATAGGTATTATCAAAAGATAAGACCTAAAAAACAGAAAGCAAGAGGGGGATGGCTACCCTTCCCAAAAAAAACCACTGCAGTGTATACGTTCTTAAGCCGCGGATTTGTCCATGAGGATGAATTTAATTGGGATAAAACTAAGTATTATGTAAGGGCAAATATAGCCCCACTATGGTATCCAGAAGGATTTGATCACCACCAAGATGCTATTAAGAAGGGGTCAGAAATAGGAGTTCATGGGTATACTGGTTCTCCCTTAGCAGGAAAAAAATGGTATTAATATGAAAATAGAAACAAGGAAACATACTTTAACACTGAATGCTCTTAATGAGCCTATAGTATCTCAAAACTACACTGTTGAGGCAGTAAGACCTCTTACAGTGGAGGAGATGGAAGATATTGCTGCTATAACTAATCTGATTAGTGTTAATAATAACCGAGAAAAACTTATAGCTAAGAAAACTCTTAAAGCTGAGAACACAGAATCTACATTTGTAAACCTTATATACCTAGTAGGATGATATTTCTAAAGAACCTTTACAGATTTGTTCTGGTATTAGTAAAAGCCTTCTTATTTTTTACTATGTCTATCCCATTTATAGTATTCTGGGCTATAGTTTGGGTACTGAGGAAAGTGGAAGAGAGATTGGGTATGCTATTAACTAAAAATACCATAAGGGATAATAAAATGGGCATATTAGCCTCAAAAATTGGGCTTTGGTTGCTATTAATTCCTTACGTGGTATTTAAGGGCCTTAAAACGGGAAATCTAGCCCTAATAGAAAAACTATTCCCTGTTAAAGAGAAGGTAACTATTAATTAATATAAAAACAATTAAACAATGGCAAAGAAAGACGCTAAAAAAGAGGCCTCTAAAAAGGCTCAAGCTAAAGCAACAATCGTTTCCAGGGAAATTAAAGGTAATTACCTTATCCTAACCTATTCTGATGGTACCACCGAAATCTACGTTCTTTTCTGTACTTCTCCAGTACCAGTAGCTGGTGGTAAATCCTCTTCTAAGGAGGAAGAGGATGAAGATGAGGATGACGACGATGAAGAGGAAGAGGATGAAGAAGACGATGATGATGATGACGATGAAGATGAAGATGAGGATGACGACGATGATGATGACGATGAAGAAGACGACGAAGATGAGGATGAGGAGGAAGAGGATGAAAAACCTGCAAAAGGTAAAAAAGGTGCTTCTGCTAAAGGGGGTAAAAAGAAAAAATAACCTTTTAGTCTGGTAGTTTTTTATTTAAGATAGTTGTTTAAGAAAGGGATTAGGACTATGTTCTTAGTCCCTTTATTTATTAAATCAATTAAGATGGAGGATACAAGTAAAAATGTTATAGTAACCTTGCTAAAAGAACACTTTCATAATGCCGAGGCTCAAAGGAGATACCTTGAACATCAACTTAACCAAGCACCGGAATTTAGAGTAACAGAATTAGAAGAGAATGAATTGGAAGAGGCTTTGCTACAGGCAGGTAATATAGCTCAGGAATACTATAAAGCCTTAATTGACCTGGAAGGATACAATTTACAAAAACCCTCTTGGATGCCATGAGAGAAACAAGGAAGCAAATAAAAATATTTAAATCCGCTTTTGATTATTACGAAAAACTTTTCTTAATGGAAGAAAGGGGTAATATAGTGGAAAGAAGGTTTTTTATTCAGCTACTAACCAAAAGCGCTACAAGGTATTTAGATATTCTAAGATGGCTATCTAAGTTCTATGATGTAAATGCCTATAGAGATAAGCACATGCATGAAGGTAAGGTTAAATTGGGGGTTTATCTTGTAGGTAATAGAGAAAGAGTAGAAATATTTTGTATGATGATGGGCCAAATAATATGCGCAATAGAAAAGGATTGCGGAAACAATTTTGATAAAAAAAGGAAAGCTTGTAGAGAAATACTACTTTGTTTGGATGAGGCCCTTGAGATAAAAAAGAAATTACCCATACCCTATGTTGCCAATAAAAAACGTCAGGCAGAGATTAATTACTATGCTAAGATGTACGTTAGATCAATTTCATTAAAGAAAAAATTCAGAGCTAACTATGGTAACAGATAAATTGCCCATATATCTTGAAGATATATCCGACCTAAATAATGAACTAGCTTTACTAAAAGCTAAGACTAAAAATCACAAATCAAGGAGTTTCCTTATAACGAGCAATACTATCCAAAATAGATTCAAGAGGATATTAAATAAAATAACCCATTTGGGGAAAAATTACGAACTTATTCAAGTTAAGGGAGAGTTAGAACTCTCAAATCCAATGGGCATAGTGAAGAAGGAAGTTATACTATACTATAGTGACGTAAGTTTAGAAGATGCAAAGAAACTTGCTAAAAGAGATGCAGGGAAAAACTTCACTGTAATACATGCAATAAATATAATCCCAGGAAAACCTTATTATTTGTAGTTGACTCTCAGGTTTAATATTCATATATTTGCATTATCATATTAATAAATACCCAGGAATATTTTCTCAAGTATCTCAAGTACAGTAAAATTTTCCAGAGTACCATACTATTACCAATAAATCACTAAAATTTTTAAAACCACAAAACAATGGGTAAATTAACCTTTAAAACTTATGAAGAAGCTCAGGAGAGCTTATCAGCTACTAAAGAAGAACTCAAGGTAGCAAAGGAGGAGAAAAAAGAATACGCAAAAGAACACGGCCTTTCCTCAAAAGAGGACCATTCAGAAGATCCCAAACATGGGAAAACCTGGAAGAAACTCAAAGCAATGGTGGAAAAAAAAGAAGGCATCATTGAAGAGACCAAAGCCTGGATGGCTGACAACAAACCAGTAAAAGAACGTGCTGCCCGGGCGGTTAAGTATGATTACCCATCAGAAATGACTGCAGCGGAGAAAAAGAAATACAGGGCTGAGCAACGCCGGGAAAAAGCAAAAGCAGAGAAAGGAGAAAGTGGAGAAAAAACCGAAAAGAAATCCAAAAAGAAAGATAAAGCTGAAGAAGCTACCACAACCACTAAAGAAGAAAAATCCTCTAAAAAGGATAAAGGGGATAAAAAGGCGGACAAAAAAGCCGACAAGAAAAAATCCAAAAAAACTGATAACGAAGATTAGTCTTCCCTCCTGCTGCCTGCAACCAAGCTCCGGGCCACCTTTCTTCAATTAGACGGGATTGGTACCGGGGCTTTTTTAATTAATTAGTTTAGAATAATTGCCATGGAAACAAAGATGAGAATAAAGCTCTATAGCCCTGAAGGTGTTTTAGAATCCGATAGGCTAGTAGAGCAAAAAACTGAGTTTTCAGTTGGGCCTAAGAATAATCACCCCGGACCAATATCTCTTGAGGTTAATCTAAGGTCTGCTGAAGAATTAGAGGTACTAATAGATTACCTTCGTAAATTGAAGGGAGATTTACCTATAACCGCTAAAGAATCCTCTACAAAGAAAAATCAAACCTTGGAAGCAATGCTAAAGGATAAAGACCCTTTAAGGGAATTGATGGAAAATGCTCTATTAAAGGGAACCACCCAAGAAAAATTGGTAGAGTTCTTAAGGCAATACAATTTCGTATTCATTGCCTCTGATATCCTTAAAGAGGTACAAGAGGAAAAACCAGACATGTTCTCCTTTAAAAAGGAGGCTCATGAAGATTACCAATACCTTGTAAGGTTAATTAAGTTAGCTAAAGACCCAGCTAATGATAAGTACGATTTTAGATTGTGCTTCGGGATAAGGATAGTGGGCGAAAGGGTTGATAAGGTATTAATTTATTTCTGGGGTAAATTTAAGACCTTCAAAGAAATCCCCTGGGAAAACAAAAAGAAGATCAACTTCAAGAAGGTTGAGAAAGTCTATATATTCCCTGATTTTATGGATCATGGAGATCGTAAGAAGTGGAGACTTGAAAATCGTAAATTAGGACTAAACCCAGATTTACAGCCAAGTAAATTCTACACTAAGTTTAAGGATTACGTAAAGGTAGTATAGCCCGGGCTTTTATATTCGGGGTTATTTTTGGTTATAAAATTATTATATTGCATTATGCAATTAAAAATAAAAATTGAATTAACCGACACAGAGCGGAGGGTAGTAAAGAGGGTTTTATTAAAACAAATAAATGCCCTTAATACCATTAGCCAAGGGGGTGCACATGAGGATGTTGAAATGGAGTGTATTAAGTTTGAAGTATCTAAGGAGGATTTTTTTAATGCCGTGAGAAGGAACCTTAAAATATTTGAGGAAGCATATGATAATCCCGAAAATATCCTTAGTTTATTGGATGAAGAGCACATCTCAATAATAAAACACATCTTATTTAACATAAAGGTAAAATCTCAGGAGCTAAACATGGGTAAAAGAAAAGTTTGGGATAAATTAACTATCTGGGATAACATTAATCACTATTCAAAATCAAATTAATATGGAAAGAACACCAGTAACATCTTCTCAGATTAACTCCATTGGATACGATCCCAATAGCAGAGTATTAGAGGTGGAATTTAACAATAATAGGGTATATCAGTATCATCCCGTTACAGAAGAATGCCACCTGGAATTAATGAATGCAGAGAGCAAGGGAAAATACTTCAATGCAAACATTAAAAACAACGAACTCATCACTACAACTAAACTGTAAAAATGGCCACAATCCCGACTTCGGGAAATGCACTGAAGTTTAGCAACCTGCCATTATTTCAACCACACTATACTCCGAGAGAAATCTTGGAGTTAGGTGTTTTTGGTGGTGCCTATTTCTTTAGATTATCTTCCCGAAAAGATATCCCCCCTGTATTATTTGAAGGTCTACCCAGAAATAAATATAGCAATGATCTAGCAGATAATTCTATAAATTACTTCCAAGTAGATACGTACAATCGTAGAAGAGACTATAAGATACCCTTTGAATTAAAAATGAGAGACCCAGGGGGATGGTTCCAGTGGTACTCTAAATTTTTCTATGGTAGAACAGATAATAACCGGGATAGTTATCGGTTAGAGCAATGGATAGATGAGCTTCAAACCATTATGTTCTACATAAAGAAAACTTGCCAGCAGCAGGGTAAACCCTTAACTGATTTAACGGTAGAACCAGGCTGGAGACAACAAGCATTACAATTTGGTTGGGACTCAACAAAAGATTTTACACTATAAATACCTAAATAATGGCAGATAATTTTAAGGAGATAAAAACCCTCACATTTAGGAATACCGCTCTAACTAATACTGATGCTATCTTAGTAAGGAGCAATACTGGAGCAGTAAATTGGATGCTAACCACTGCTATAAAGGATTTTATGTCTGCTGGTACTCCCACTGCAGACGTAGTAACTATAAGTAGTAACTCTCAACCATACGTAGCTAGTACTACTGGCTCGGCTATAGTGGACGATATACTAATAACTTCCCCAGCCGCAACTAGTTTTAGTATAGGTACAACTCCCAATGGGGATGAAGTATTTTTCCCCACACCCGTGGCTGCAAATACTCCTTTGGTGGTGAGTATAAAATATCCAGTTGCTCAAAATCAAGTTCTATACCTAAACGGCCTTCCTTCGGGGGCTACAGCAAAAATTTATAAAAAATAAATTATGAAAAGATTACTTCTGTTTTTACCCCTTATACTGGGGTTTATTATTCCCTCCACAGCTCAAGTTTTACAGGGTAATACCCTAAGGATAAGAGATAGTCTATGGCTGAGAGATAAGTGGATAAGAGATATAAGCATTGACCAGCAATTATCAGGGAACTCAGACCAAATACTTGCTACTCAGAAGGCAGTAAAGGCCTATGTAGATTCTAAAATTGGCCTAACTGCTATAGCTGATACTGTAAATACTATTAACCGGTTAATGGCCTATACTGGGAATGCTGGAGTAATATTTCTGATGGATAATGAAAGGGCGGGGTCAGCTCCATTATTTAAATACATACCCGCAAATATCCCTGTAGATAGTGGTATAGTATTTCCTGCTACGGGTAAAGGATCTGGAAGATGGGTAAGACAATGCAGTATTAATACTATTGAGGCTGCCTGGTTTGGGGTATTACCAAATGGGCAGGATGTATCAAGGCAAATGAATAAGATACTGGAAACTTACTCTCCAGTTACCAACACAACTGATACTATTGGTGTGTCTATAAAATTGCCCCGAGGAATAATCCGGTTGAAGAGTATTATAATTGGTAGGGGTGTAAAAATATGGGCAGATCAGGAGGCTGTAAACAATGTGGATGCCTATGTGCAAAGTAAAGTAATGCCTGCACCTGGTGCTGATTATGTATTTGACTTCAGTGAAATTGCTTTTAATTCTGGCCTTGTAAACATATACCTTGATGGGGATTTTACAAATAATCCAAACTTAATTGCGGGAATACGATTCAGAGGAGCTTTTAACTACTTAAGGAATAATAATATTATTAGATGCCCCAACTATGCTGTTTGGTCTAGCTGTGGTTCATTTAGGGTAACTAATAATAATTTCCAGGGACAAGCTGCTCCTAGTATACCATTTTCATCTTACCAGGATTATCATGGAGCATTGCATATTACTGCAGCTGGCGACTCTTACCTAAGAGATAATGAGATTGGAGCTTATGCGCCTTACCTTACTGGACAGGTAAGTAATCCTATTAACATCATTCGGGACTATCCACTGAGAAGGATAGTTTCGTTGTTTGCAGGCTATTTAGGTAATTCATATGTATCGGGTAATCTATTTGAGAATGGGGATCAGGGGGCAGTTATTAATGGGGGTATATACGGTAACTATAGGGATAATAGGTATGAGATGAATGGAGGTGGTGGGCTACACCTACGGAACGGGATGTATTACACAACATTTACCGATGAGAAATTTGCTAATAACTCCCTTGCGGTTAACGGGGGATTTTCAGATTTAGTACTTGACACTGGAGCAGTAGCATTTTGCACATTTGCTCATCCTGTATTTTTAAAGATGCCCCACCCAGCAATACCTACTTCTAATTTTAAGGTAAAGTATAATATCGTAAATTATACGGGACCCAAAGGTAATACCTTAATTACTCCAAGGTTCGCAGACAGAAGTGCTGAGGTATCAAAATACGATAGCCTTGGTAATTTTGACACAACCGTGCAAGCAGCTAAATTCAATTGGGTTGAGGGTCATGAGGACCCAACTAATCCAATATTTGATGGAGCTATATTTGGGTATACGGGTAAAGGAGACGGAACAGTAAAGGGTAGCGTACGAATAGCTCCTGGGTCTACAACAGCATTGGGGGGAAGAACCGGCACTATATCATTCTGGGAACCCTTAGCAGTAGCTCCTACTTCCCAGATAGGATTTAATAATGATGGTAATTTAGATTTCTCTTTGTTTGGAACGAATAAGCAGTATATTTTTGGCAATGGAAGCATGATCTTGGCTAAACCTGGGCCTAACTCAATATCCCTGCAAAGTAATGATGCTGGGGGAAATACTACCTCTATAAATTTTAACAGTAGTCCCACATTTACCAAGACGGCGGGTATAAGTCTAACTACAGATGGATCACTTAATACTATTGCTACAGATAATATGACCTGGGCAACTGCTAATCAGGGTATATTTACTTTCCAAAACAGTAGTATGACTATTGCTAAAGCTGGAGGAGCTACTGTAAATGTAATTGGGGATGGGACGGGAAATAACTCATTCAGATTATCTTCCGATGGCATGGCTGCTCATTCAATGGAGTTTGGGCAAAATAATGCTACAGGGATGGCCTATATAAGAAGTGGAGATAGTATAGATATAGGTATTTCTCATAATTTTAAATTGGCTCCTAATGGTTTAACTTTTATCCCCCAAGCTCCAAATCCTGCAACCCCTGGTAGGTATATGATATTAGCTAGAGATACTACTAATAATGGGGAAATGACCATTGTTAACCCATTGAATATACCGTCAAATACAAAAGCAGACAATGGGCTATCTTTAAGGCATGATACAGTAGTACTGGGAGGAAAACCCCTATTAGATAGTACAGTATTAAAAACTAATGGTTTTTGGTTTTCTGTAAGAAAAGATGTTAGTACAGATACTGCTATGTTTAATCTGGGTTTAACTAGGTTTGCTGGGCTAGTTTTCTCTGGGAATGATCTGTCCTTTAAGGATGTTTCTAGTAGTACCGAAACAGCAGTACAACAATATAACATAGGAGCTGGTGCCGGGACAACAATACAAGCAGGAGCTGCTGCAGCAGCAAACCCAGTAACAAAGCTAGTAGTAGATCCCCTGAGATTGGCTATGGGTACCGCCGGAGCTGGGGGATCATACATAAATGTTTCGCCCTCAGATAATGCCTCCGAATTTAAAAATGCTCTGGTTTTGCAGGGGGGTACAAGAGCATCTACTGGGACTTATGCTCAATTAGCGCATTGGCAGCCAGTATTATCCTCAAATCCCGATAGTTATATACGATTATCAGATAGTACAGTAAATATAGCTACTGACGGCCAGAGTCCGGGTGCAATGATAAATTTAACCTCTCCCCATATATATGCTGTTACCGACAGCATGAATATTGCAGCCAATTACCTTGATATAGGCTATCCAAGTGGTTTTGCAGGAAGAGCTAAATTTCATCCTCTATTATCTGAATTTGGTTTATACAGCGGATATACAACGCCCTTCTCTTATTTGCAATTTATAACAGATGGCTCTACTTATGTACATAATACTATGTATGATGCCTTTTCAAAGGGTATAGTATATGCCAGTGATTATTCTGCAAATGGGCTTACTGATGATAATTGGCTAACTTCTCTAAAGGCGGTAAAAAAAATAGTACATGATAGTTTAGTAACTGCTGGGGGAGTAAATATATTTAACTCCGATGGTACATTAACAAGCAATAGGACTTTAGATGGTGCAACTAATTCTTATGGATTATCTCTAACCAATTTAAATTATTTCGGGGTATCAGGCACGGGGTCAATATCTATGTCTAATTCCGCAACAGGTGCTGGATTTGGCATGGATGGTTTTGGGGGCGTAACTATAAATGGGGGTACTGCTGGGGGAGTTGGTCCGGGGGTTAATATAACGACTGGGGATAACAGTAATATTACTTTAACTAATAATTATACTGCTGGGCAAAGGATAAAAATAAATGGGATGCCCAATAACGTAGCGGAGGATAGTGTACTAACAACGGATAACACGGGCATAGTTAAGATGAAAAGTTTAACCAGCCTAAACCTGGATAAAGTTTTAGAGAATGGTAATTTAACTACACGGGTTGCTAATGTTGGGGGATTAGGAGTATCGGGTCCTGCTTATTTCAGTGGGGGAATATATTTATCTCAAAGAGCTCAGAACACTACAGGTAATTTAAACGTCGGGGATGAGGTTGTAACTGTAAATAACTCAGGTGCTGTAACTTTAACTCTACCTACTGCTGCAAGCTGTGATAAGATGGTAGTATGGGTTAAAAAGCAAAGTGCAGCATCAAATGATGTTACTGTTAAGGGAAGTGGCTCTGAGCTTATTGATGGAGCAAACACTAAGGTATTAACAATCCAGTATAGCTCTATATGTTTAAGGTCTAATGGCACTAAATGGGAGATAATAGAAGGACACGTAGGTAATGCAACTTATTGATGGGTAAAACTATTATAATTTTTCACCCATTTACTCGCAAGGAAGGGGCGCCTATTTATTGGGCTCCCTTTTTTATTGTTTCTACTGGGTTACTATTTATTTATATTGCATTATTATTAAAACCACATAAAACATAGGTATGAAAAAAGTATATCAAGTTACAGCAGCAGAAAATGTTTACGTAGTTATTGCACGTAATAAAAGAAAAGCTAGAAAGGAGGTTTCTCAAGTACTAACGGGTATCTCCAGCATTGCTGATGTAGAGGTTAAACGTCCTAAGGTAAAAGTAGAGAGATTAAGAGCTAAAAAAACTACGATCGTTTGCATGGGTGCACGCGGAACAGTATTCCCAATGATTGCTATCCCCGAGAGCCCAGCAGTTATGGGGAGAGTAGAAGAAAACCAGCCTTAATTGATACTATTAAAAATTACTCGATACATTTCCTACATAGGAAAACCAAGAATCATGGGAACACAAAATGTTAGGGGGCTTATCCAGGCCTCCTTTTTTATTGTTTCTACTGGGTTACTATTTATTTATATTGCATCAAATTATAAATATGATAGAGATACTTATTAAACTTTATGGGGTGAAAGCTTTAAAGGAGGCAATAGCAGCTTATGAAGAGAAAATTGCGCTTAAAACTAATGATATTAAAGATCCTATCACAGAAAAAGATCCTTGGGATTTCAGGTATACTAAGGGTAACTCCACTAAATGGGAAAAAATAGAATACTCCTGTGGAGATTGCCACTCAGACATATCCTATGAGGATTGGAGCATAAGAATCTGCCCAGTATGTACAAGCAGAGCAGTGGGAAGCAGGGGGGATAAAATGTGGAGGAAGGTTTATTGGGGTGGAAGATGGATTTATCAATTCCAATTTATGGGATGGCACAGTGTTTCCCATTACGCAGCTGAGACTTATACGGGACCTTTTAAGAAGCTTAAACATTTTATAGGCAGAGAAAAACCTTTTGACACTTTTAATAGATCATAATATGCAGTACAGCCCAAAATTAAAGAAAGTAGCTGAAGAAATAAAAGAAATCCTTAAAAGAGAGGATATAAATGCGATAGTTTGCTTAGCTCATGAAACCCATGCAGAATATGTTTTTGAAATAAGTAATAATGGCAGTTGTGCAAGCTGGGATGAAATTACAGGAGAGTTAAGAGTAAAGGCTTTAAGGGCCGACTTTAATAGTCAAAAAGAGCAGCTTGAAACTATAAAGAGAACAGCGGATCATGTAATGGGTTTAAATAAGGTATTAAATATGGGTAGAGATTTATTAAACCACATTTATATCATGATGCGTAAGAAGGTGGAGATAGGAGAAGATAACAACGGGCCTGGTACTTCTCATACTGCTCAAAATAATTAGGTTTTACTTGGGTCATAATTTAATTATATTGCATATATGAAAGAGAGATTAAAACCTCAGGGGTATAAATTACCCATAAACGGGATTGTTCACGTGGTAGAATCTGTGGTTAACACGGGTATCTGCGTTATAGATGCCACTAATGAAGTGGCTCTTATGAATAAGTATTATGCCTTTATGAAAAAGGTTGAGATGGGCTATTGTACTATCCTATCTATGCAGACGGGCATAATACAGCCCACTGAGAATTACTCACCCAAACACTATATCCACATAATTTATGAGGGATACTTGGAGGAGCCAGAAAATGAAAACTAATTATAGATTAATTTCCCTTATTGCAGGACTGCTCTTTATCATTTCTTGGGCAATTCTGCTGAATAAGAGAGCTACAAGGAAATATTACTATGTAACTGCTGTGGTATGGCTGGATTCAAAAAATGAGAAGGATACTCTAAAGGTAGTATCCAAGTACCAAGATCCCTTCTTTATTACCGAGAAATCTTGCCTATACCTGAGAGCAGAAAATTCCTGGGTGGATGGCAATAAGTTACTAATGACAGGCGTAAACCTATATCGTATCATTTCTGTCGAAGAGCTTTCAGATGAAAGTTTTAAAACCTTATATAAAGAGATATGAACAAGGTAGAACTTAAGGTAGCAATGTTTTTATTGGGAATAGGAATTATATTTGATTTAGCTTTAGCATTTATCATCTTTATAATACTCTAATCATGATAACACAGCAACCTGTAGTTCCCAATTGGGAAAAGATTAAGGAGATTATGGGCAAAGTTAGGGAATACCTTGATAAAGGCCCTGAAAACCTTAAAACATTTTCTAAGTTCATAAAATCCGAGCCCAATAAAAAGGTTGAAAAACCAGGTTGAAATTTATTATATTTGCATTATCAAATTTAAAACAGATAAACCCATGAGTACAACAGGAGAAGTAAATAACACAAAAATAATGGTTAATTTTTCAGCCAGGAAAATTATTCATTGCAAAGCTGCGGTGGGATCAAAGGAATATGATAGACTCCTTGAAAAGGGCTATGAAAATGTGGGTACTATGAAAGGGGAAGGAAGGTTTTTCTGGAATGACGGATACTTTGATCCCCGGGCAAAGTATGATAATAATCCCCCAAGAATGGATACTATAACCACTTGATCTATGAGCAGACAATTCGATAAAGATTGCGCAATAGCAGTAGCTATTTGTTTAGGATTATTTGTAATATTTTGGTTCATAGTATGGGCTATAAACGGATTTAATAGTTTTTAAAACAAGTGCCATGAGAAAAGTGTTAGTGTTAGGTATTATCATCGTGATGATATCCCAATATAGAGAAGGATGCCAAGTCCAATCTATTAAACCCCAATCACAGACAGATACCATCATCCCTGTAGATACTGCCAAGTATCTAAAATACCGACACAGAGCTAAAGATACCCGACCATACAAAGGAAATTGGGTTGACACTCAGTAGCATTCTAGTTGAAATTTTATTATAATTGCATATAATTATTAATCATGCAGAATAACAGACTAGAAATAGGTGATGAGATCGAAGTATCTGCCTCAAATGCTCATCACGTAGCAAAAGTAGTATCATTGGGAAAGAGATGCGGCTACGATGTTGCAACCGCTCATAGTCCGGTAGGAGCGATTTATTGCTTTTATCGGAAATTAACAGAGATGGGTATACCCTTACCCTATGTATATCATCCGGGTAAAACCTTTAAAGTAAAGATAAAATGAAGGTAACTAAGATTTGTGAAAAGAGGTGCGATCAATGTTTATTCTCTGATGCCAAGATAGTATCTGAGGATAGAAAGAAAGACCTTATAAGGGACCTTATTCAAAAAGGTATGTACTTTGAGTGTCATAAAGGGACTATAGCAAATGAGCCTATGATGTGTAAGGGCTGGTACGATAAATATATTCCTCAAGATTCTATAACTAAACTCTGCTTCGATATAGGAAAGTATGAGTTCTCTAAAATACCTGAAATATGAAATATACAGCAACAATTACTGTGGAGTATGAACCAGATTTAGCAAGAGCCACCATAAAATCCACAGATGGGCAAATTACCCGGGAGTCGTACATGAATGTAACCCCCTTTGGAGCTATATACTCTGATGCTGAGGGTCATCCACTTAGTATGATTGCCCAGCACGCTTTCTATTATATACTGGAAGTATTTATAGCTGAGGCTGAAAGGAGGAAAGACAAAGAACAGATTGCTGCTGTAGAAAAGATTTTAAGGGATGCCCAAAGGTATCCTGAAGAAGGAGAAAACAAACCGTAAAACTAAATATATGGATCCCAAGATTCTTAAAAGAGTACAGGACCTCATTGCACGGAGGGATAATACAGATTCTCCAGCAGAGGCAGAAAATGCAGCAATGCGTTTACAGGAATTTCTCTTAAAGTATAACCTTGATGAAACTCAGGTTAAGGATGGTTTAAATGCCCGGACGGTATCCATTGGAGAATCAAAAATCCCCCTGGATGAACTGGGGAATATAAAGGAAGGCCAGTGGCTAAGTTATTTATATAATACTATAGCCCACCATAATTTATGTAAGGTAGTTCATACGCCCATTAGAGGAAAGAGCCTAGGCATAGTTACTTTAATGGGAACACCACTGAATATTGAGCTGGTAGACTATACTGTTAAGCAATTAATGGTAAAGATTAAAGCAGCCAATAAACATGCTTATGCAACGAGCAAGGTAACGGCCTCCTTTAATCCCAACCCCAATGCTTTTAAAAGAGCTTTCTATGATGGCTGCGTAAGGGGTATCCATGCAAAATTAAAGGAACAAACAAACCAGATAATAGAACAAAACCCGGGTATGCAGGGTTTAATTCTTTCAAGTGGACAGGAGATAGCAGAGTATGTGGCTAATAAATTTGGGAGGCTCCGTAAGAAAGCGGTAAGTAACTATGGGGATAAATCTGCGAGTAATATGGGGTATGAGGCTGGCAAGGGAATGAACATCAATAAAGGAGTAGGCGCAGGTAGTCAAACTGGTCCTAAGTTATTAAGATAAAAACCGCAGACAATTAATATAAAAATTAATATATAATTCATATATTTGCAGTAATTTCATAGGTATAGGGATAATAAAAGGACAGCCTGGGGTATTTACTCCGGGCTAATTTATTTATAGTATTATTTGTGGTTCAATAAATTTATATTTGCATTATAATAATCAATTAAAAATATTTAATATATTTCGTTCTGCACTGCTTATAGCCCTGGCTATTTCTATACCGGGGCTTTATTTTTTAAAGTTGCAATTGGGTTTTAAATTTATTATATTGCATTATTATATTAATAATTAAATCCTAAATGTTATGACACTCGAAGATATCCTTAATCGCTTGCTCGAAATCCAAAAGGCAAATCCCGAAGCCTTACAACAGGATGCTAAATATATGATGTCAACTACCATTAGTGAATTTTGGGACTCAGAACCCAAGGAAGGGGCGGAACTTTTCAGGGTAAGTGGAGATATGGAGCTGGAAAGTATTGATGAAATTACAAAGGTATATGACTCAGACGCTGATGCTGAGGTTTATATCTTTCATCCATGAAACGTCTAATAGCCTGGATTAAAAGGGAAATCCAGTTGACACGGGAAGACTTCAAAAAACCCTTTACAGATGAGGATAAATATAGGATAACTATAGCAATCCTTATCTTCCTAATGGCTATATGTTTAATGGCCCTGTTCTTTATATTACTCATAATAAGGGACTGCGCTAGAGACATAGAAGCTGTATTACCAATCCTTTTAAAATAATTAAGATGAACCTGAACCTAAATGAATTGCAGCTATTAGTGGATGAGTTGACTGAATATTGTTTAGAAAATAATATACCAACTCATGAAGTAATCGTGGTTGGCATGACTCAAAGAGAAACACATCCTTTGCAGGCTTCAATAGTAGACTACGCATTTATGCAATGCAGTGAAAAGAAGAAATTTGTATTGGAACTGAGGCAAGATGAATATCCCGATTTTACATCAGATCATATGGAGGAAGCCTCAGATAATTGGCCTTCTTTATGGGGGCAAGATACCAGAACACAGGAGGATTTCCAAATGGACGATCCTGATAATAAAAGAGATTAGGGGTTTTCATAACATCGATATAGATCTAGGTAAAATCTCCCCGGGCATATTTATGCCTGGGGCTTTTTATTTAATGGTTGCTTAAGGGTTATATTATTTATATATTGCATCAAATTATTTGATTATGAAACCACATAAATTATTAGTATTACACAGCATTGATGAGTATCCGATCCCTTCTTATGAAGAAGGAGTAGAGATCAAAAAGCTTTATGATTCTTTTGCAGTAATTGACCTCTTATCACTTTTCTTTCCTAATTCAGAGGATCTTTCCGATAAACTCAGCATAGTTCTGGCAAGAGTATTTGAGAATGCTGCTCAGATGGATTACTACCCTCTTAAACCCGGTAGTGAAGAGTGCAATGATATAGATACCAATGTATATAGTATAAGGATAGAGGAAAATGTTTTACTTAGCTATATCGCAAAATTCTATGATACTTGCCAAGCTAAAGTTTGTGAACTATTGGGGGCATCTAAGGGAGATTCCTGGGATTATACATCGGGCCTAATAAATGTATTTGAGCAGGTATGTAGGCTAACAGAGGAGCATAGCACCTGGGATGACTTCCTTGTATGGATGCACCATGAAAATCCAAAATTTTGGGCTGAGTATACGGGAGGAGATTTGCCAGAGGAAGAGTCCAATACGCAGGGACCTATAGATTTTGATGAAAACGATGAAGTTCACCGGGAAAAAGCAAGGTTTTTAACTATACTATATAATAATGATGGGGGGTTCAACCGGTTATATAAGGCTATTGGAAAATCCCCAGGGTATTATTCTAGTAATGAGATTCAGCTGTTCATAGAAACTTTTAATTTTACAGATAAAGCGGGCTTAGAACAATGGTTGGCCAAATATGAACATCACTTCAAAAGTATTTATAACCTTAAATGGTATCCAGATTCCTATTTTGAACATGGAGAAGACCAGGATGAGGAGGATTTTGAAGAGGAGCCTGATCCTTCAGGTTATGGAGATGATGAGGATGAGGAACAGGACGCCTTTGACAGGGAAGCTGGGTATTAAATTGGGCTCAGGAAATTGGGTACCAATTGGGTTTTAAATTTATTATATTTGCATTATCAAATTAATCATAAAATAATAAAACCATGAAAAAGGTAACAAAGAGTGCAAATGCTAAAAGCGCACCAAAAATTGATCTGCAAAAGCTTGCCAGCAAATCTAGCCCTCAGAAAAAGGGAGATAAGGCAACCAAATCATCAAAAGATAACATCACAGCTAACATCGCTAAAGCTGCAAAGGATGTAAAGGAAAAGGCAATCCGGGAAACGAAGTATATTTACCCGGCCGACTGCACCGATAATAAAGCTAAAAAAGACTTCAGACGCAAGATGCGCAACCAGTACAGCGTATTGGAGGCTAAGATAAAAAGGCTCACAAAGTCCACTAAACCGGAGGATGTAAAGGAGCTGAAAGCAGTCCAAAAGGAATACAAAACCCTGGTTGGAGAACACTACAACCCGGAAAAATTGGAGAAATCGCTTGTCTAAGTTGTGAACCAACAGCACCGCAATATGGTACCCTTACCTGAGCGGTGTTTTTTATTGTAAAAACTAAACTAGATTTAAATACCTAAATTTGCCTTTTATGGAAAAGATCACCCTTAATCCAATAATTACACACCTCAAATGCCCACACCTCAAAACTTGCCTTGGCCAGTATGAGATTTCGGAACAAGAGGCTGAAGGCTGGCAAAAAAGAGCCACAGAATTGATTGAGGCCTTAACCCCACTTAAAAAGGTGGAAAATATCCTATTATGGGAACCTCTGCACGACCTAACTAAGGATTACTATTTTTTCCTGCATGAACATGTTCAATATGGTAAGGGAGGTGTACCATTTAAAATTGGACAACCACACTACCACGTTGTGCATCTGCATAAGTACATTGAGCCACAAACTTTTTTTCTCACTTTCCTGGAAGCAATCCTGGATGCTATATACCAGGAAATTGATGATATTAAATGTACCCTGCGGACTGCATTAAACGTACAGGTAGTACTGTAACCAAACTAATGCTATTACTATAAAATCCACTAAAATGAAAACTATTGCCCTTATTGCCTTAATTTCAGCTATTGCTTGGGTAATTGCTGGTAGCAAGCCCAAAAAGCCTAAAAAAGCAAATTATCCGAGAAAACAACGAACCAAACCCATCGCAGAAGTCCTGCATGAGCTTTACGAAGAAGAAACTTCCCCCGCATTGAAGGAAGTATTATACTCCGCCTGGCAGAAAAACAAGAGCATCGTAGCATCTGCAGAAATGAATTAAGGAGTTTCTAAGCATAATCAAATATAAAGCACTAGAAAGAGTGCATACTAACACAAAATAATACCCAGATGGCAGCTATAATATTTAAAGTTGCTTCTGGGTATTATTTTTTATATATTTGCATTATCATATTAATAATTAGGAAACTTCCTTTAAATCACATAGATCATGAATTTTAATCCCATTGTAGTTGCTAAGCAGTTATCTAAGAACCCCGTGCAACGGGAGTATATAAATAAAATCCTAACTGCCATCTGGGAATATGATGACCTTGCAGATATAGCTAATTTGATAGCATCACTGGAAAAGGCTAAACAATTCATGATAGATAGATATAAGGATTGGGCTAAAAATGCCTGCAATGAGGATTTAGAGAAATGGGTAGCAGATGCTATGAAAGACTGGGAAAATTCTAACGATCCAATAAGCTAAAACTATATTAATTCACAATCAAAACTCACAAAAATGAAACATGTATTTACCTTTTCAGCCATTTCACTGGTAGTATTATTAATCATTGGTATTTTTGGTTTTACCCCTGAGCAACAGGCTGGTAAAGTAAAACCAATTGCCTCAGCACCCGATAGCTATGTAGTAAACCACGAAATTGGGGGTACTTTGCCTTATGCTACCGGAGTAGAACCCTGGGACCTTAAAGGGAAAACTGTTACTAAAACAGAGTATTATACCAACTGCGTAAAGCTAACATTTTCTGATGGGTATACTCTGGAAGTAAAGAGCCCCAGAACGCTTAATATATTAGTAAAGGATAAAGCTAACAGCATAGAATCCAAGGACTTAAATAAAATCCATTAACTATGAAAGAAAGGGATCCCTTACAAACGGAGCTCACCCTTAATATATTATTAGGGGTGGCTTTAATCATACTGCTGGTATTGGGGTATATAGGTACAATTACCGAACCCCCAGCAAAACAAGAAGAATCAAGGGTTGATAGCCTTGGGAACTATATAATAGGAAAGGATACATTTCATTTACCCCCGCTAAGGCGGGCAAAAGATTATTAACCATGGACATGGAACAAATAATAGCCCAGTTACAAAATATACTGGAACGATTAAAGCAAGAACCCCATTACATCATAGAACCCGAAAGTCCCACTGCAAATGCTCTTATATTAATATCCGAGTATTCTGGATTAGTATCAAAGAGAGCACAGGAATTACTGGAAGAAGCCAATAAAAGGCAAAAGGTAGATGAAATGCTTAAAGGAATGGGCTGCGACCCCTCAAAGATAACCGAATATGCCCGGCATTACTTCACTGTAATGCTTTTTGAGCAGAAGCCAGGAAAAGGAAGGGGAAAAATTCAGAAGGATGAAGAAGAACTGCCCGGAGAAAAAGAATTAATACTCCGAACTCAGAAATCAGATGGAGAAACAGTAGATCAAAGATATTATAGGCGATTAATAGATGAATTATTTATTTTAGAGGATATGCCCCAGTACTTATTAACCCAATCGCAAATAAATAGGCTGCATGAGATTAGCCAAGAGCTGAAATACATAGGAATTATGCCTAAGGAAGGGGAATGGTTACCTCAAGGAGAAGCGAATACCACACTACAAAAAATGCTACTTGAGTACGTAAGTAAAAAATCTAATTAAACATATCATGACTATAATCCATCACGTAGCAGGAGCCTACGATAAAAATACCCAAACGCAATGCTGCGTTATATGTGGAAAAATCCTCCAGGATAACAGGAACGGTTTATCCCAAGAACCACACCATAAAATCCCAAGCTGGCCTAAAGGAGATTTATACGAACAAGGCAAAAATCCTACAGTTTGGTTCAAAACGTTAGAAGAGCATGACGAACATCAAGTTAAAAGCTGTAGATCATGAGAGATACTCAAAAAGTAATAGACGGAATCCACATCAGGGCAAATATGTCCCAAAAGGATTTACAGGAAATAAAAGAGAACCCAATAATGGGTACCCATAGAAATAGTTTAATCCGTCTGAAAATCAAACAGGAGGACATAATAAAGCAAATCGACCAATTACTCAAAAACAAAACTAATCCGGGCTTACCATGATAATAGGCAGGACAATAATACTCCAGAGCAGACAAATAAACAGAACCCACATAATAACCGGGATTCTAATACTGCTAATACTTTCAGGCAAGATACCCAATTCAATTAACGAATAAATCATAATCATGAAAAACAAACCAAACCAGCGGACTAAGGATTCAAAGGTAAGGATACCAAGGCCCTTGGGATTTACCCTTGCCATCCAATCCCTCAACCAACAAAAACAAGAAAACAAAGATGATAACCAAGCCCAGCTTACCAAAGTGGAATATAACAATAAACTAACAGATATTAAGAATCTACTAATAGATAACTATATAGCTCAAGGTTTCCAATTGAATAACAAACCAATGAATGTACAAGAGCTATCAAACTATCTGAATCTACCTATTGACCATTTGATACGCAGAATGTCTAAGGGAGTAATGAGAGTAGTAAATGCAATGACTGAAGGTAATGGACAAGAGCTGGCTAGGGTTGCCTCATTTCAGGCTTTTTTTGGGACCCTAAATATCGGGGCTGAGGCAATGGCCCAACTGAACGTACTTAAGGCACACCAGAAGGGGCGCTACGTTGCTTTTGCGTCTGCCGAGGTGAACAAGGCGGTAGCTAATATTATTGCCGCTGGGAAGCTTCAAAAGGATACCGCAGAGATGCTTTTTAACATGACCAAGCTTACCAATCCAGGTACCAATATCCTCAATAATGGTACCCTAATCCAGTCACAAAATGGGCAATATTTCGACCCAGAAAAGGCAGCCTTATACCTTGAAAAGAATGGGTACCAGAGTGCCTTAGAAAGCCCTCAAATCCTTAATAATCTGGTACCTGAATCCCAATTATCCTCATTGCCTGAAGTCCGGGCCAATATGCAGGATTTAAGAGGAATAGGCATCAAACATGATGGTACCCAAGAAGGGATTAAAGGTACCCAACAGGCATCGGATGGCATGGCCCAACAATCCGAAATCCGGCACCCTAACGAACATCACCAGGACAGAAGGCAACGAGATTTAGGCATAGTGGATGAAGAGGATTTGGTTGAGGATTAGATAGCCTGGCCGAATATAATCAGGTACCCAAGCCTCAAATATTGAGGATTTAAATGGGTTTAAATTTATTATATTTGCATCAAATCAAATCATATGAAAGAGATAATACAAATTAGGGATGCAGCCCAGTTATTTGCAAAATACCTCAATAACCCATTTCCGGACTACATTACCATGCGGACAGTATTTGAGGCAGTTATTGCCCATTACTGGGAAGTAAAGAAACGCGAAGCCCAAAAAACCAATAATGGAGATAATGCCAATATGGTAAGGGCTTATTCCATTATGTGGTATAAAATGGATTGTACCCCTCTCTATACTGAATTTGGCGACTGTACCGGATTCATGGCACTGAGTGAACCTACTATCCTTAATGAGGGATTTGAGGAATCTGAAGATGATAATACCGAAACTGATCCGGCCGACTGGGATAAACCTAACCCGGAGGATTATGGTCCTGGGGATCCAATGGGTTATGAACTTGCTATGGTGAGGTGGAGAAAAAGACAAACTAAGGCCGGTGACTTACCCATTAATCCAGAGAAACCGGATCCTATCTGCTAAACTATTACGGGCTTACCAGCTTGCAGGGCTTACCATAGTGGATATGGTAGCCTTTTTTATTGTATAGTAATAGATAGCCTGGCCAAGAAAGAGCATGACTCTCCCTCATATATGATAAGCGTATATTATTGCATCCAATAGGCAGCATTCTAGCACTTTATTTTACTTGCACTCTATAGTATATTCATATTGATATGCTATCCCGCTATCCCGTGCAGGGAATATTACCCCTTCAACCTCTATGGCCTGTCTAGCGACATCTATCCTCATGGCTATCCAGGCATGAGCATGCAAGATCCCAAAGTTGGGAATTTCGGAAAGCCTGGCCAGGAAGGCACTTCTGCCTCTGGAAGGTTGGGCCTGGTTGGCGGAATATGCCGGATTGGCATTGAGGATTTGTGGCATGGTTATTGATGGGTATATTAGGAATTAAAATATATAAAAAGAGAAGAAAAAATTTATTTTATTTTTTTTTTCTAAATTTTTAAAAATAAATTTTTTTATTTCATTGGGGCATCGTATATTTGTATTGTAATCGAAAAGCGAATTACTAAGTTCTTTGAAAGATTGTTTAACAAAAAAATTTAACAAATGCACTACTTTATTGCAGCTGCTATCTTTTTTATTTTTATGCTGATCTTTTTTTATCTTGTAGATAAAGAGAAAAAAGCAGAAGAAAAGAAGGAAGCAGAAGAAACAGAAAAATTTTTAAGAAAATTCAAATCAAATCGTTAACATTTAAAATTTAAAACAATGTCTACAAAAAACAGTGCAAACGCAAAAACAAAAAACGCAGAAGTTAAAAACGAATCTGCAAAAATTGAAAAGATCAACGTAAATTCTATCATTGCAGGACTTGCGGACGTTGATGTTAAAGAAAAAAATTCACTCAGCAGAAAAGGCTTATATCGCTATTCTGAAAGTGAATTGCAAGAAATTGCAAAAGACAAAGATGTTTCTAAAAAAATCAGAAACACCTCAAGGCGCAAAACAGATAATTTTTTAAATCAAATTGCGCTTTTTCTAAAACAAAATAATTTAGAGAGCGCAACAGAAAAAGCAAAATCTTTCATCGAATATTACAAAGAAAGATTTTTATTAAATGATTTTTCTTTAGATTCAGTTCGTGAATCTTCTTCTTTATCAGAATATGAAGTAAAAGTCTATTCTGCTTCTCTCACCTTCTGCAAAACAATTATTTAAAATAAAAGATAAGGGCGTATATCACTGTATATACGTCCTTATTTCATTCATATGCAAATCAAACCCAGCCGGCGGACTGAGGCAGCGGACTGGGGTACCCCTTATAAGAAGAAAGAAGATAAATAATTTTTTAATTTTAATTTTTTTGTTATGAAAGCACTTAATATTCCTATAAATATAGACAGTTGTAAACACATCACTTTAGAGGATGTTGAAAGGAGAGAACAAAGAAGGTTTAATACTATTGTTAAATTGCGCATGAAGAAAAATATAAAAAATCATGTGCCTTTGTTATTTTATATTGAAGGTTTAAAAACATTTGTTGAATAATTTATTTATTTTTTGTACAGGAAGAAAAATAATTTTGTCCTCTATTTTTCTTCCTTTTTTTTGTCTATCCAAGATGCCGAATGCTTGGCCCACTTCCACAACCTCATAACGTATCTAAGGCCCTGGTTGCCTTGCCAATTGCCCATAGAATAAGGTTATTTGCCATTAGCCAAAAGCCCATTAGCCTTAACCATCTTTCCAAAATCACCCCCCATAGCCCATATGGCCCCAAGCCCCATTACAATAGCCCATTAAAAATTTCTACCCGGGAAAATTTTCCACACAATAAAGGCCGGAGTATAAACCCCAGCCCGTTAATAAACCAAAACAATTCGTATATGATGAAAACTATGAAAGCTTCTTTACATTGGGATTACTTTGAAAGCCTTATACAATATCCCATTCTTATAAAAGAGGTCATCCATCCCGGCAATAAGCCTTGCAGCTATTACCTCATTTGATATATGCTCCACCAGAACTAAGCCTATTTTCATATGAGTGGACCAATCCTGCATCCTTTGATTATCCCAGATGGTAAGGGTTATAAGTACACCTTCACTTACAGGTTTTAGGGATATTTCCTTAAGTTTAAATCCCTCCTGGATCCTCTTATTTAGTAGGTTATATATTTTCATGGTTTAAATATTATTTTCCCTAATGTGCCCAATCATGGTTTCTATGATGGTATCCAGGTCATAGTGCCATAGGATGATAAATTCACTGCTGTATTTGGGATAAACCTGCAGTTTAATTAGGGTATCTGTTTCCTTTATCTTATCCAGGATCACCTTTCCTATTTCCTCTTCTGGAGTTTTGGCCTCATATCCCCCATCAAGGAATCTTTGGATACTTTTCTCGGGAGATTCACAATAACCCCTGTGTTCGTTGATTTCTAAGATTACCCCCCTGTGGCATAATGCCAGGAGCTCTTTTAATTTATCCATGTTTAAATATTTTCATGGTTTAAAAAGAAATTCCCTTTCCTCTTTATCAAAGCTCCTTACCATTGCGCTTACTAACATCCAAGCAACCATAGCGCTTTTCTCAGATATTAATTCCTCTGTTGCAGCCATCTTGGTGTGGAAATATTTATTTAGCTCATGGCTCTTTATTGCTATTTTAATCTCCACTATGTTATGATTGGGATCTTCCCTCTCAATACTGAGATGGGTGATGGTTAAATTAGGCTTTAACCGGTCCTTAAGTAAACTATACATCACTTTTTATTTTTAGGTATTTGTCCTTCTCTTATATGCCTATCTCTTGGAGGCTCTGGCCTTTTAGGATTATCAAATGGCTGTATGCCCCATTTCTGTCCCTTTACTAGCTGGATAATCATATCCTTTAAGAAGGCCATTTGTATAGACTCTTCTGTAAAGGTTAAAAATTCCCAAGTAATCCTTCTTATATCTGTAGCAGCTGCCCAATGTTTTTTTGAGTAAATTGTTATGTTTAAAATCCATATCTGCCCCTTTAACACCTGTTCTTGATCCCTCTTCAGGTGGAAATCTATTAGGCCGTAATTTGAATTTAATTCCTGGATTAGTTTTGCTATGTTCATTTGGTATAAGGTTTATAAATTAGCTATGTATGAGTTTATTTGATTATTATGCCTACAGGATAATAATTCCCTTAGTTCCTTTGTTTGCTCGGCTCTTACAGCTTTTATGTATAAACTTACTCCCTCTATAGTTACTGTGAAAGGGATATAATTATCTATACTAATCATATACTTCATTATTATATCGGTTACTCTCATCACAAGTTCCTGGTTTATTGGGGAGTAGGCTATAGTTATAAATAGGTTATCAATAAATACTTCCTTGGGATCCCTTTTAATAGTTAGAGCAGTTGGTATTCCCCCATACAATTGCTTTACTTGATCCTCATGCTCATCGTAATTGGCCTCAATTAATTTTAAGTCATTTCCGGGTGGAAGTATTCTATCGGAGGATATAAATTCAAATAATTCTTCATTACGTAGCTTAGTCCACCAGGAGTGATATTGCCAATATTTACCATTCCAGTAAGCTACTACCATTTTGGGATTTTTAACCTTTCCATAAGGTTTTCTTTTAACCCAGTAATATCCTATTTAATGCAATATAATAATTTTATAAC